TGAGTAATAGTAATGCAGCATTACACAAGCGCAAGCAGAAATATGAAATTATTTTTTTTAGTCAAAACGGGCCAGAACTAGGCGCTGGTGCCAAGCTCGTTCCTCGCTGGCACAGCTTGGTCGTTCTGGGCCTTGGCTTTCCGTGGCCGCTTTGGTTTTGCAACGGGTAGCGAGCATATGGCAAGCCACGCTTCGACCGTGATGGGGTATCGGACATGTCCAGCCTCTCGGTAGTTGATGCAGCCGCGTGAGACGCCCACCAACGCGGCAAGCGCGGCCTGAGAGAGGCCGCGCTTGATGCGTTCGGATTTGTAGTTTTCGGGGCTCATTATGCCTCCCACTGGACGCGGATGTCTTCGGTCGTATCTCCATCGCTGTCCGTGTTGGACGATCCGGCGAAGTCCGCTTGAGCACCCTCTGGCAGGTGCTTGCGGATGGCCGTGAGGCATTCCTCAGCTTCGGTGTCGAGGATCGACACTGTTACGGAGTCGTCTGATTTATCGGCCACCATGTCAGAGTAGCCAGCTTTGTTGATTGCGGAGAGGATGGTCTCGAGTGTCATATATTTGGTGAGTTGAGTTTTGATTGCGCTCTCTTGAGCGTGAGTAATAGTAATGCAGCATTACACAAGCGCAAGCGAAATGTGAAATTATTTTTTCGGAGCGGAAAACGGACCAGAACCAGGCGCAGGACTCAACGGCTAGGGCCGTGAGTCAGCTTGATTGTATGTGGATGGCGCAGGGCCTTCGCGTAGATGTGTTCGAGTCGCGTTCCTGCTGGCATGTTTCGAGTCTTGTCCACGACCATGCTCAGTTCATCAAAGCTGAAGGTGTTCACGCAGTCCTCTTTGTGCGTGCTGTAGAGTGTCACGATAGCAGCATAGAGAGCGTTCTCTAGTTCGTCCACATACCCAGCCGCAGCAGCGCAACCTTCGGTCGCGACGGGTATTTGATTCTGATTTTTGGTAGTCATTGGCGCTCCCTCGGTTGCTGTGCTTTCTCGGTGCCGCGACTACTTGGCTTTGGCCTCCGCCAACAGCGCCATCTCTCTGTCTGCGGACTGCCCACGCTGCGTGCCCGGCAAAGTCGCCCCCACCAGGGCCGCCAAACTCTGAATCGCCTGCGCGCCCAGTTCCGGCGCACGGCCCACGGCTTCCACCACCGCCGCCAGTGCTTCCCGTGTTTTCGGGTCCAGCAGCTCACAGGCCCGTGTCAACCGATCCCGTGGGCTCGCCTCGTCATTAAGCACCACCCGCACATTCGGCGTCATCTCCGATACATGCAGCAGCGCATACTCCAGCGCCAAATGATCCCGGTCCGCCTGCAATGGCAGACCGCTCAGCAGCTTGCCCAGCATGTCCACGGATGGCAGCACCTTGCCGTCGGCCAGCTTGGAAATATGGGCCGTCGCCACACCTGAGCGACGCGACAGCGCCGCCGCAGATCCGTGACTGGTAAGCAGTGAAGAAAGGTAAGAAGCAAATGGGTTGGTTGTCATTGTTGACTATTTTGCAGCAAAATTAAAAACAATGCAAAGTTTTATTTGCTAAAAGCGTTATCTGTGGCAACATTGCATCACTTCATCACTTATAGGAAATATCATGACCCTCACACTCCCACCCATCAACATTCCATCCGGGTCTGAAAAAGACGCCCTTAACCTGATCCAAAGCGTCACTCAACTCATGCGTTTCGCCTCGGACGGCGCTGTCACCGCCGACACCGGAAAGAGGGCCGTCGCCGTCAGCATTGAGCACAGCCTCACCGAAGCTGCGGCCCAGCTTGAGGCATCACTCCCAGCCTGACACAATGGGGATTTCGTCCATCCCTCAGCATCCCCTCAAACCTGCCCAAAGTCAAATAACCGCACAACCGAGACCAATGAACCGCCTCCTCCACATACTCGCCCGCTGCCACGACACCTCCGGCGGACTTGCCCTGCGCCAGCTTGTCTGGTCCCTCTGGACGCAAAACCTCGCCACCCCTGTCTGGAAAGGCACGCCCACCGTCAATCTCTTCGACACCCTCACCAGCCTCGATGACGAAACCCGCGCCGAGTTTGCCGCCCTCATCGCTCAGCCGCTGCCCGCAAGGAATCAATCCCTCAACCAACTCCTCCACGAGTCCGGCGAATGGGATCGCATCGACATCACGCCCGCTTTTAGCCCACAGCCGACCGAGTAATCCCCCACCGCTATGACCTCCCCATCGCACCCCGAAATCCATCGTCAACAATCGTCAACCACAGTCAACGGCGCACCGCGCCCTCAACTACGGGCTGGCACTTACCCCGCCCGCCTCTGCCAGTGGATCGACCTCGGCACCCATCCCTCCCCCTTCCAGGCAGGCAAAACCCTCCGCACCTGCCGCCTCACCTTCACAGTCTTCCTATCTCAGGACGGCCCTGGCCTTCGTAGCCCGCAGGGCGAAGAACGGCTGGTCTCCAAAGACTTCACCCTTTCCCTCAATGCCCGCGCCGGCCTGCGGAAGTTCCTCGAAAGCTGGCGCGGACAGCCCATGAGCGCCGAGGACCTGAGCGACTTCACCCCGCTCAAAGCCCTCGAAAAGCCTTGTCTGCTCAGCATCGCCCTGAGCGATCCCGACGCCCAGGGTCGCCGCTGGCCTCGCATCACCGGCATTCTACGCCTTCCTCACGGGATGCCACCGCCGCCTGATCTGCGAATGCCCGCCCGCAATTTCAGCCTCGCCGAGCCCTCCCGCTTGGTCTTCCAGACCCTACCCCAGTTTCTTCAGACCAAGATCCGCACCAGCCGCGAGTGGACCAACCTCAAACAACAAGCTGCACGGGCATGAAAACCATCCGTCACCTCACCCTGCAAGCCCTGTGCAGCATCCTGTGGTGGATCATCCGCAACGCCACCCTCGCCGCCTATTGGTGGTATCGTGATCCCGTCATCATCGCCAAGTGGAAAACCCTCGCTGCCCGTCACCCCGCAAACGACCGCCTCGGCCAAGAAATACGCCAACTCATCTCTGAGCTCGAAGACAAACAGCCATGACCCCCACCGAGAAACGCATTGCCGACCAGCTCCTCACCGAGCTCGAAGCCGCGCAGGACGAGCCCCGGCAGCGGGCCGCCATTCTCGCCGAATACCAAACCTTCCTCACCACCTGCCTCCTCAGTCGCGCCCTCGCCGGCAAGCCCGTCAAAGGCATCAGCACCACCCTCACCATCGCCCAGTAATCATCATGCCTAAAATCTGCCTCAAGAAAAAAGACACTTGCCGAATGATCGACCTCACCCGGCACCTGCCCACACTGGAAAGCACCCTCAGCCCCACGCCCCATCACGAGAGCCTTTTCGTGACCAGCCTGAAAGCCCTCATCCTCGGCGTCCTCGCCTTAGCCTGTATCTATCTCGTTTTCGGCTTCAATCCTCACTGACCCTCCCTAAGTCTCATTGTCTCCAATCATGCACCGCACCGCCTACCGCATCACCCTCCTCGCCCCCGGCCTCAAAGCCGGACACCGGTTCGACATCCCTGCCGAGCTCGTGCCCGTCGCACCCAACACCACCGTTTTGGAGGCCAATCTCCAAGCCTCCCAGATCGCCCAGGAGGCCATCACCCTGCGCGTGCATCCGGTCTATGACACTGGCTGCACGCCGCCCAAAGACCGCGCCAAACGCCCACGCCAGCGCCTCCTCGCCGCCCTCAGCGACTACCTCGCCACCTGCCAAGACGAAACCCTCCGCCAGCAAATCACCACCCTCAAAACTACCTTGGCTTAGGAGACTCAACACGGTCAATAACGTCACCTCCCCATGCACGAAACCCCACCCTACGCCGCTACCGAGATAGCCCACCTTTTCGGCGGCCCCTTCGATGGCGAAGCATGGTCCGTGCCCCTCCACACCAGCGAGCTGCACATCCCCATCGACCCCGCAGAGACCCAGATCGCCAGCTATTATTTCTGCCCAGTCAACACCCTCTACTACCAGCAGCCCACCTACCGCAGCGCCGACCTCATTCCGCCCACCCTCCCCGAGTAATCATCATGCCCCCTGCGCAACTCCAGCCCGACCCCCAGATCACCCTCTGCAACCAGCAGCAGCTCCGGGCCGCCCTCGGCGTCTCACGGGACTACATCCTCGCCATGCGCTACGCCGGCTTCGAGATGCCCGGCGGCCGCAACACCATCGCGGAAGCCCTCACTTGGCTCAAAGCCAACCCCAAGTTTAGCCCCCGTGAACACCTCAAACCCCACCGCCCATGTCTGACCAAGTAATCTGCGAAACCTGCGGGAAACCCTGCGAGCACGCCAAAGCCATCATGTGGAAAACGAGATCCACAGGCCCAAGCACGATGTCCCAAAAGGGGCGCGGACCCTATTGCAGCACTGAATGCCTCCGCGTGGTTCATCCTGATGTCGAAACCCCACCCGAAGCCACTGCCCCTGCTCTTACCGACTGCACCCCAGCAATGAAGGAAACCGCCATCTTGAAATCCCTCTGGGCCATCCTCAAACAATACGATGTCACCTTTGACGGTGCCATCCGCATCGCCATCCGCCTCATCATAAGCTGCGCTCGTGGCAGCAACTCCGAAAAAGAGGCCTTCGATTACGCCCAAAGACTCCTCTCCCGCGCCGCCGCCCGTGCGCAGTAACCCCTCGTCAATCACCTCTCATGCCACGCCTTCCCAAACATCGCAGATTGAGTAGGAAACCCCCATTACCAAAAAACGCATGGATAGAAGTGCGCGGAGATCTTTACGACATTGATGACGAATATCCCATTTTAGTCATGCCCCCAGAAAACAGCCTTTGTCTGGTCGATTTTGGCAGTTCTTTCGAGTGGGCAGAATATGAGTTTTCTTTATTTAAAGAGGGCTGCGGTACAGGACTTGGTTCTTGCTATCAAGTAGCCCTGTTTTCCAAAGACTGCTTTTTGATCAATCCCGTGGCTTACAATGGGCATGCAAATGCAGATAAGATGAAGGTCAATCTTTTAGAGGCAGACCGATTTTTGATTTTGAGCCTTAAAGCAGCGCCCCCAGATGCGCCACATCCAGCGGTCGATGCCGGCGATAAATCTCATTCACAGTCTGTGACGCATGACCCACATACTGCATCACCACAGCCGGCGATACATTAGCCCGAATCAGCCGAGAAACCACCGTGACCCGAGTCGAATGAAAGCTCAGATGTCCCAACCCCAGCCGCTTGAAAAAGCTGTGCCATGCCTTCGAGGGCATCGCAGGCAGATCCACGAGCAGCGCCGCCCCCTCGGCTCGACGCCTCTCCACCAGGGGCAGACATTTCTCATGCAGGGGAGCCGCGTGCAGCTTGTCTTTCTTCCCCTTGAATACCAGCGTCTGACCTCGGATCTCCCGCATGGGCACCGCCACCTCGCGCAGGCGGCAGCCGTGGCACATCGCTACCAGCCAAGCATCCTGCATCCATTGCGGCTCAGCCAGCAGCGCCCGCTCAATCACCTCCTGTTCCTCCGGCAGCACCTCAGCCTTCTGCTTGCAGGGCGCCCGCTTAATGCCGAGCCGGAACAGCGGATTCCCCGTTGCCAGCTCCAGCTTCACAGCCTCCTGCATGATCTGACTCAGGATCTTGATCTCAGTCAGCGCCGTATTTTTCGCTCGAGCCTTCACCGTGCCCTTGGGCGGATGCTGCCGCCAAGTCACATAATCATGGCCCAGGCGATGCGTCACCATCTCCGGTCCCGTGATCCCCTGAGTCTCCAAAAACACACTCAGCGCCGCCCAGCAATTCTGCGCCCGCTGCAAACTCTTGGCGTTCTCGTAATGCCGATGCAAAAACTCCGGCACCCAGCCCCAGCCTCGGAAACTCGCCTGCGCGCTCCCCGCCTGCATCGCCTCATCAATCGAAGCCCGAGCCACCGCCATAGCCGTCTTCCTCTTCACGTCAGGATCATCCACCCGGATAGCCGTCCGCACCTTGCCCCACGCCCCATCCGCTTGTCGGGTTCGCAGATAAATAAACGCAGAGTCTGGACGAGTGAAAGAACGAGCCATGCCACCAGATAAGCGCAAATCTCTACCGGGACAAGCCGGGACAAAACACCCCACCAAAAAACACCATTCCCCACGCCATGCCACCATCAGCAACCAATAAAAACGAGCCTTCCCGTGTCGGCGGTTCGATTCCGTCCCGAGCCACCTCTTCGCAAGGAGAGGATTCGCGGGACACGCTGGGACAAAATGCCCCTAAAAGCGTGCTTGATGTGTGCTGCGGCTCACGAATGTTCTGGTTCGATAGGCAGGATAGCCGCGCCTTGTTCGTGGATAAACGCCGCGAAACTCATGATCTGCCAGATGCGAGTAGCGCGGGAGGTATCCGTACTCTTGAAATCAATCCCGACATCGTAGCGGATTTCACGGAACTGCCGTTTCCTGCCGATCACTTCGCAATGGTTGTGTTTGATCCTCCTCATTTAATCCATGCAGGCAGAAAGGGTTGGCAGGCCAGAAAATACGGAAAACTGGAAGGAGATTGGCGGGAAATGATCCGCAAAGGCTTTGCTGAATGCTTCCGAGTCCTCAAGCCCCAGGGAACACTGATATTCAAATGGAATGAGCATGAAGTACCAGTGTCGCAGATTCTGGAACTGACTCCTGAGCGCCCGCTTGTTGGTCAACGCTGTGGGAAGACAGCAAAAACGCATTGGATCGTTTTCATGAAAGGAGCCCCAGAGGCATGATCAAAGATGCTCCAGCTTTTGATTTTTACCCTGAGCGCTGGCTTGTGGGGGTCGCGGCCCTTTCGGACAAGGAACAGCTCGCGTATCTGCGCCTGCTTTGTCACCAGTGGCTCGCGGGTGATGAGGGATTGGTGGACGATCGGACAGCTTTGAAACGACTTGCGGGCAAAGGTGTGACGCAAAACCTGCTCGAAAAGTTTCCACTGAACGATGACGGTAAACGACGCAATCCGCGTTTGGAAATCGTGCGCGCTGAGCAGCGGAAACGCATCGATAAACGTAGGCAGCAACGTAGTGACGCCGCTAAAATTAGATGGGAGCGGGAGCGATGCGGAGACGATGCGACCGCATTGCGGGAGCATGTGCGAAACGGTAGCGGGAGCAATGCCCACCACCCACCACCCACCACCCACCCCTTTAAGAGAGAGAGTACAGCGAGCGCGCCCGCGCCGGCTTCTGAACTGGCCCTGCAAGCGGACGCCATCGCCGATGCTTATCCTCGCTCTGATGACCCGCTGACGGTCAGGACCATGATCCTGGAAGAACTCCAACGCGGCACCCTGCCGCAGGAAATGCGCGAAGGGGTGCTTAGGTGCGTGGCATTTATCCGCACGGCTCCGGGCGGTGTATCGAATCGCTACGTGCCAAGCGCTCGCTCGTTCTTTGAGCGGCAGTCATGGCGCTCGCCTGAAGGCTTTGAACAACGCTGGCAGCAGCCAGAGCCCCAGCAGGGCAAACACCCGAAAGGAAGCCGCGAAGTCTCCACCATCCACACCGCCGCCAGTCTCCCCAGATTATGAACCTATCCACCGCCCAAGCCGCCGCAGCCATCCTGCCGCCACATACCCCAGGCCGCCATGAGCAGCCGCCAGAAACCGCCAGCACGAGTGCCACCGAGGTCTTGACCCTCGGCGAGGAATCGCTGCTGGAAATGCACAGCTACACCTGCACCTCCTGCAAGAAGCTATTCACCGCCCGTTTCGCCGGCCTGTGTGATCGTTGCCTGGAACGCGAGCTGGAAACCGATCTCACCCGCAAGACGGGCAAGATGACCTACCTGAAGACTTTCCCCGAGCGGGCCAAGAAGTTCATCGCCGAGGGTAAAGCGGGAGGGCCATCCATCGCCAAGGCCAAAAATCTGCTGAAGCTGCTCCAGTCAAATCAGGGCCCGCTGATTATCCTCATCGGCGACCGTGGCACGGGCAAGACCGTGATGGCGACGTGGTGGGCGGGAATGATGGGCTTTGGGCTCTACACCAAGGCCTTCGATTTCTTCGCTGCCGTGCGGAAGACTTACCACGAGGATAGCAAGCTGCGCGAGCACGAGGTGCTGGAGCGCTACCGCAAGGCGGACTTCCTCGTGCTGGACGAGGCCCAGGAGCGCAAGGAAAGCGACTGGGAGAACATGACCCTGACCAATCTCATCGACAAACGCTATGACGCACTGAAACCCACGGTGATCATCACCAACCTCAAGCAGGACGCCCTCGATGCCGCTCTGGGCCCCAGCATCATCCGCCGAGCCACCGAGACCGGCGGCATCGTGGATTGTAATTGGAAGCCTTATGTTGGCTGAGTAATCAACACCAACCCTCACACTCCCATGATCATTGACCAAGAAGACCTCCAGCCGCGCCCGGCTGATGACTACCTCGCACAGCTTCCTCCGCGCGTGCTATCCCCGACATCCGCCCATGTTCCGCGCGCGGTTTCAATCATTCTCGGACGAAGCAAGCGTGAAACCCAATGCCACCAGCTCGGCGTGCCTTTCTCTGAACTTCCACACACCCAACTCCCGTGATCGCTGAACCCATCGCTCTTTCCACGCTGCAATCCCGGCTGAACCGCTGGAAACACAAAGCGCCCAAAATCGGCCCCGAGGCAAACGTGCTGCTCGCCAAAGTCGCCCAGACGCCCATGGGCAAGCTGGCAATCAATCGGCTGCCGCAGCGCGCGAATCTCGGGCCGCTGGTCTTCCCGAACAAGTTTCTGGCGCTGAACACCATGACCCAGGACTACGAAGTCACCGACGCCGGCAGGCGCTACCTGAAGCTGCTCCGTGACGCAGGCTTTCTTGAGTAATCATCACAACAAAAACACACCCGTTATCCTTATGAAAAATACCTCGATCGAATGGACCGATCACAGTCTGAATTTCTGGTGGGGCTGCACGAAAGTCAGCCCTGCCTGCACCCACTGCTACGCCGAGAGCGTGGCAAAGGTCTTCGGCAAACGCCTCTTTGGCACTGTGCCCCAGTGGGGCGCAGGAAAACCACGCTATGAGCGACTGGAAGCCGCGCGCAAAGAAGCGCTGGCGATGCAAAAGAAAGCCGTGAAGCAAGAGCACGAGGCCAGTGTCATGAAAGCCAATGGTCTGCACCTGCAATTCCCTGACCGATACGCGGACCTTTCACGCCGCCCGCGTGTCTTTGTCAATTCCATGTCCGACTGGCTCGATGCCGAGGTGCCGCTGGGCTGGCTGGCCTACCTGCTGGAAACCCTTACGCTGTGCCCGAATCTGGATTTTCAGTTACTGACCAAAAGGCCAGAAAACTGGGAGGTTCGACTACTGCAACTGAGGGATACCTTGCAACAGGCAAGCAACATCCCCGGCATCATTGCCAACACTTGGCTGGCGGTGACCCCACCCCCGAACGTCTGGATCGGCACCACGGTGGAGAATCAAGAGCAGGCGGACAACCGCCTTCTTCACCTGTTAGAGATCCCGGCGCGCGTGCGCTTCCTCTCCTGCGAGCCGCTGCTGGGTCCGGTGGACATCAGCCACATCCGTATTGGCGATAATCAATGGTATCCTCTCCAGCATCTCCACTGGGTCATCGCCGGCGGTGAGAGTGGCGGGCCAGCACGCCCCATGCACCCGGATTGGCTCCGTGGCTTGCGGGATCAGTGCGCCGCTGCGCAGGTGCCGTTTTTCTTCAAGCAATGGGGTGAATGGATCTCAGTCGATAACATCCGCCACTGCACCAGCCAGGCTGCACGGCTGGATAAGGGCTACCGCGGCCACAAGTTCCCCGACGGCACGCTCATGCTCCGCATCGGTGACAAGCACACCGGCAACAACCTCGACGGCCAGCAGCACCTGAATTTCCCCGCATGAGTGCTGTCCACTTCCTCTCCATCTGTTCCGGCATTGAAGCCGCCTCCCAAGCCTGGGCACCTCTGGGCTGGCAGGCGGTGGGGTTCTCGGAGATTGATCCCTTTGCCTGTGCCGTGCTGGCGCATCATCACCCCAGAGTGCCAAACTTTGGCAGCCTCACCGACTTCCGCCAGTGGACGGTCGATGCCTTGGCTCAGACGGATGTGCTGGTGGGCGGCACGCCCTGCCAGGCGTTCAGCGTCGCTGGCCTTCGTCAATCCCTCGCCGATGAGCGGGGAAACCTCACCCTTACCCTTGTCCATCTCTATGACCACCTCACCGAAATCCGCCACTCTGCTGGAAGACCTGCCCCTGTTCTCGTCTGGGAACAGGTCCCCGGCGTCCTCAACACCCCTGACAATGCCTTTGGATGTTTTCTGGGCGGATTGGCCGGAGAAGATGGCCCTCTGCGACCTCCAGGGGGCGCATGGCACGACGCTGGTTATGTGCGTGGACCCAAGCGCACAATCGCATGGAGGGTGCTCGACGCCCAATACCAGGGACTGGCCCAACGCCGCCGCCGTGTGTTCCTTGTCGCAGGTCCTCGAGACGGGTTCTGTGCCGAGCAGGTTTTATTTGAGTTCACTGGTCTGCGCCGGGATACTCCGCCGCGCCGCGAAGCGGGGGAAGGAACTGCCCCCACCCTTGCAGCGCGCACTCGCGGCGGTGGCGGCCTCGGCACCGATGAAGACGGCGCTGCCGATGTCATCAGCGGCCCGCTCACCGCCAATGCCGAGCACGCTGGGGATTGCTCGCCGCATGTCGCCATCGCTTTCTCAGCGCGGGCCCGTGGCGATGACGGGCGCGGCTACGACCGCCCCGAGCAGGTCTTTGGCGAAGTCGTGGGCACACTCGACACCATGAAGCCGCACAATGTCGCCATTGCGCTTGGCTGTGACACCTACAACGGAGCAATTACCGGCAACGTTGCCGCGACCTTGGGAACGCAATCAGGGGATGGCCTATCTTCTGGGCCTTCGGTTCTACAGCCAATATCAAACGCCCCCGCCTACGCCGTCCGCCGATTGACCCCCAAAGAGTATGAAAGACTCCAGGGCTTTCCCGATGACTACACCCTCATCCCCTGGCGTGGCAAGCCTGCCGATCTTTGCCCGGACGGTCCGCGCTACAAAGCCCTTGGAAATTCCATGGCCGTTCCTGTGATGCACTGGATTGGCGCTAGACTCTGCGCTTATCTGTGCCAGTAATCAACACAACCCCCACGCCATGCCCACTAACTGGTCATTATCCACCGCCGCTCAAGCTCGTGAAGAGTTTTGGCTGACTGCGCCTGCGGACCCTATGCAGCAGGCTCAGCAGGCGGGTGCCTTGCACCTGAATAAAAGCCTGCGGGCCTGCCTCATGCCTCAAAGTGCCATGCCGATTGGCCCGCACACGGGCAAGCTCATGGAGCGGATGCCGGCGGATTACCTCGCCTGGGTGCAGGCTCAGCCCTGGGCCGCGCAATGGCACGCTTGGCAGCCTGTGGCGGATTACCTTCAGCGCTTCCCCCTCAACCAAGAACCAGGAACCAAGCACCAAGCACAGGAATGGCCCAGTCACATCGCCTTCGTCTCCCCGATGCAGGCCTGCGCACCTTCGGCAGAGTGGCATTGGCCGCAGCACGCCCTGCTCACCTGCCACCCGGATACCTACCTGCACGAGGATAAATTCCACACGTTTGCTCTCGGTGCCTTGGGACTGAGGCCCGACTGGTATGACAAAAAACTCCGCGCCTATCGCCTCACCGGCAAGCGCCGGGATCTCGCCCTGCTCCACGGTGCTGCCGCCATCAGTGCCGCCCCAGCCGTCAGCGCCGGCACCCGCTGGGTGCGTGTGGCTGAGGATGGCAGCGAGCGCTGCACGAAGCACTGCCACGCCAGCGAGCACGCCGCGAATGAGGAAATCCGCAGCATCCTGCACAGCCGCCGCCGGCATCGCCCCGACTACCTCCGCGCCTACGAATGCCCCAAATGCGGCTTCTGGCACCTCACCCGGCAGAAACTTCCCCACGAGTCATGACTATCCGCCTCCACCAAATCCCCCTTTTCGCCGCCATCTCCACGGAAATCGAGCGCCAAGGTGCCGAACAAGGCACGCCCAGAGTCTTAAACTGTATGACCACCGATCTTTTCCCTCCCGATTCTGTCGCCGAAGGTGTCCGCCCGCCGGCACTCAGTGATCCACTCGACAAAAATCACTACCTCACTGAATGCGCGCAGCGGTGGCATGGCCCAGCTTTGGCAGATGCGCAGCGTAATTGGATTCACTGGCAGCGGTGGCGGCCCGTTCTCACTCAGCACCTGATTAATTTCAGGCGTGATCCATGGCTGAAAAGCGAGGGCGAAACCTGCGCCAACCGTGACGGCACCCTCACGGGCTACATATGGGAACTGCAAAAGATCGTCCAGCCTGATCCTGCGCGGATTGATCCCTTCATCGACTTCGAGGACCGCTATCAGAAGTGTTTCCTGCGTCGAGGGCTGGTCATCTACTGCACGATGATTCTCCGCCTACTTGAGTCCTTGCCTACCAGCGAATCATGAACCTCACCCTATGGCTACCCGCGCATCTCACGCCGTCACTCAACGTGCTCACCGGCACGCATTGGACCGTTTATCACAAGCTCAAAAAACAAGCAGCCAGCGCACTCATCTGCGCATTGAGCGCCGAGCCGTGCGCCTCCTCGATGCCGACAACTTCGCAGGCGGTTGCAAGGCTCTCATCGATTGTCTCCGGCAAGCCTCGCTCATCCCCGATGACGACCCCGCCAGCCTCGAAGTCACCTTCACGCAAACGCGCGTCCCCCACCGCCGCGAAGAAGGCACCCAGATTGAAATCCAAAGCCCGCGTCACTGACTACACCCGCCGCCCCCTCCTCTACCCCGGCAAAGCCTGATTCTCCCCTTCTTACTGTCTCCCTGTCTCATTGTCTCATTGTCTCCATTCACCCCACCATGCCCAACTACATCGTCAAATACCGCACCTACTCCGGCCTCACCAAAAAACGCGGCTGGGTCGGACCGATTCCCAGCTATGCCCGCAGCAAAGCGGTGCAGCTCAGCGACTGCGATCAAATCCTTACCGTGCAAGAAGCCAGCCCCGAGGAATGGGCTGAGCTGAAAAGCGCCAAGAAAACCCGTCAACCCTTCCTGCGCTGCCGCCGCTGATCTTATGCCCAAAAAACACACCCCAGATCTCGACCTGCTTGTCGTCTGGCAGGCGGATTACGCCATGATCAAAAACTACGAAGCTCGTTATGAGAAGGTCCACGGCCTGCTCGACTACGAAAAAGACCCCACCTTGGCCCTGATCAGCCACCTTTGGCAGCAGCGCTCGGACGCCCTCGCTCGGCACCTACGCGCGGGTGATTGGCTAGACTGGTTTTGCTGGGAAAACAAGATGGGAGCCAACGGCCACCTCGCCAGCGTCAAAGGCAAAGTCAAAGAGCGCCCCATCCGCACCGTCAACCACCTGCTCAAACTCATCGAAGCCAGCCGCACTGAGTAATCACCATCTCCCATGAAACGAAAACCGCATCCTCATCTCGAAACCCCTGAAACCCGCGCCAAGCGCCAGCATTTGCGCGAGCAAAACCGGCTGTATTCAGCCACCCTGCAAGCCATCCCACCTGATCAGTGGCCGACGGGCTTGGGCGAAACCGCAAACACACGCACGGAAGCCGTCTGGCGCTCCTGTCATTTCCTCGTGCAGGTCGTTTGGGAAAAAGACAGTGCCTGCCGCAGGCTCACCGTGAACCGCACCGCTCTCAATGCCGCAGGCAGTGGCTGGGAGGAAAATATCACCTGGGACGAGCTCATGGAAATCAAACGCCAGACCGGGCACTCCAACACCTGGGCCGTCGAAGTCTATCCGTCCGACACCCAGATCGTCAACGTCGCCAACATGCGCCACCTCTTCCTTCTTGATGAAGCCCCCGCCCAGGCTTGGAAACGTCAACGCCGCGCTGATAAATCATCACAACCCCTCGCTTGATTCTGCGCTTATCTGGGTTTAAGTACGCCTTACTTCCTCCCAAGTATGCCTTACAAAGACCCCGAAAAGCGCAAAGCCGCCCAGCGTGAAAGCCACAAGCGTTACGTCGAGGCGAATGCCGACAAGGTGAAAATGATGCGCGCCAAGTATCACCAGAAAAAGCTGGGTACGCGCCGGGCAGAGATCCGGGAAAACAATGAACGCATCGGGCGCTCCAAGTCTCCACGCGCCAAAGGGCCACTGGCACGGGAGGAGCTGGTCGTGCCGCTTTCCCGCAAGTGGTTCCTTTACACGGAGACTGACGGCGTGACCCGCGTTTATTTCACCTTCAAGAAAGGCTTCACAGCCGCCGAGCTTTTGGATATTCTGAAGCATCTCTCCCTTTCCAAAGCCCGAACCACCCTCACCAAAGACATCAAAACCATCCCAGCACCCCATGAAAACCCTTCTCCTTCTCCTGCTCCTGATCCTGCCCCTGTGCGCCGTCGCTCAACAGCCAAGCCCAAAGTCAGCGCCAAGCCCCCAAGCCAGCCCCGAAAAACCCGTGCTGGCAGATCCGACTAATGCGAACCGCTTTTGGATTCTGGGGAAGGATGGTGAAACCATCCGACTTGATAACCTGCGCATCCAATGGGCTGAAGGGATTCAAGGTTACAATTTCGAGCGTGGCAATTTTGAGCTGAGCGCCGCTGACCTGCACGAGTCCACCCGCCGGCATTTTAAGATGGGCGAGTTTGCGCCACCGCCCACCGCTGAGGAACTGGAACGCCAGGAGAAGCTGCGCATCATCATGGAAAGCCGCGTGGTGGATGCCGAGGTCATCCGCAGCGCCAATGCCGCTAAAGCCGCGCAAATCGCTGCCGATAACGCCACCGCAGCCCGTCAGCAGCGCGAGCTTGCCGCCGCTCAGCGTGCTCAGGCCAGCGCAGCGGCCGCCAGCAGTCCGCTTGCCAATTTCCAGCGTGTGCTAGCTCAGCAGCCCCAGCCAATGCCCAGCACCGAGATCACCGTGAAATCACCCGCGCTCGATGCTATCGCCGAGCAAATGCGCCTCGACCGCGTGCGCCAGCAGGTGCAGCAGGCCCGCAAAGAAAACCGCCCCTACTACGTCAGCCCGGCTGATGCTCGGGCGCTGGGGTTTTGATGCACTCCACCAAAAAGCTGCTGCCTTCCGCGCGATGCTTATCCGTGAATGTGAAGCCTGCCGATTGCAGTTGCACAAACCACCATTCCGGTGGCCTCACGGTGAGGTGAAGCCCTTCACCTTCGGGTCCCTTCCAGTGGCTTGGAGCCAGGGCGATCAGAAAGCACCAGCGACCGGCTTGAAGGCTGGCGATCTCCCGAAGCACGGGCAGCACTTGCTCAGGTGGGATGTGCTCCATCACATCGCCACAGACCACGGTGTCAAATCGCTCAGACTTCACCCAGGCCAGATCATGCAGACTCGCGCAGTAAAACCGCCCTTTGGGATGCGTGCGCTGGCAGTGGTCAATGGCCGCTAAACTGACATCAATTCCCGTGTAAAGCTCGGGCTGATGCTGCTCCAGATGCGCCGCTTTACCACAACCCAGATCCAGCAGGGATTCCGTGGGCGTGATGCCAAAGAACTCCCGCACGCGCCGCCAATCGCCAGGCATGTAACCTTTCTCCGTGTAAAGCCAGTCGTAGCGCTGCTGCTCGACCTGCCACCATTCCGCTTTTTCTGGCGTGGCCCAGTGGCTCCAGCGCCGATCAAACAGCGTGTCACAAACGACATGCGTGTCTGATTTCAGGAGATCGTAATCGCATGGGTGGCTGATCCGGGCGCTGACCATGGCCTGCGCGCGGCCTTTGCCGCCATCCACGCCCACCAGCAGCAGACTGGTGCAGCCCAGATACCACGCCAGTTGCACCGCTGGCTGAGCCGATGATGAAACCAGATACATCCACCGATACTCTGCCAGGTGTTCCCGTGGCAGGGCAAGGTCATTCACAAAGTTAAACAGCACCCAGTGACTCGGGTGACTGGGCACCCACCAACGCACCTCTTTGTAAGCCCGCTCATAGCCATGCGTGATGCCATTGACCCATACGCCAGGGATGTCAGCAAACTCGGGGAATACATGCGCGGAGACGTTAAAATCACAGGCCACCGCCGCACCCGCATGATTCACCCCGATCCGCACCGCGCCCTCGGGCTGTGGGCATCCAGCCGCCAGCCAGGCATCCAGCGTCGGCCCTTTGCCGATCACCACCGCCGGGCGACCCGCGCACGAGTTCATGAGAGAAGGCCAGGAGGGTGTCATGCGGCTATAAATTGTAAGATATTGGCAGGCATTGAAGACGACTCCAACGGGCTTTTCACCCGCTCGGCATCGCCATGGACGTAGATCATGGTCGTGTTCAGATTGGAGTGGCCCAGCAGTTCCTGCACATCCCGCACATTGCCACCGGCTTCCAAAATGTGAGTGGCGCAGCAGTGACGAAGAACGTGGGGCGTTGCCAGCCCATCCAGTCCCAGTTTTTCGGCGGACTTCTTCACCGCCCGCTGCACGTTCGCCTCGTGCATTCGCCAGCGCACCATTTCCCCCGTGCGTGGATGCGTGCAGGGGGTGTGACTCGGGAACAACCAGAACCACGGCCAGGAATGCGGTGCTTTGGGGTATTTACGCGCCAGCAATCCCGGCACCTCCACGGGCAGGTGAGTTTCCCGATCTCGCTTCCACATCGCCCGTGCGTGTTCAATCTGGGTGCTCATCGCCGCACGCAGGCACTCCGGCACGATCACTGTACGATCTTTGCCGCCTTTGCAACCGCGCAGGGTTAATCTCCAGGCTGAGGTGTCCAGATCCTTGATGCGCAGATTCAGCGGCTCAGAAACCCGCATTCCGCAGCCGTAGAGCAGCAGCGTCACCAGTCTTGTGGGATACCCAGCTTGATCCTCCACACCAGCCAGCAAAGCGTGCGTTTGCGCGCGAGAAAGCGCCGTGCGCTTGTGCTTGGATGCCTTGGCCCGCAGCGACTGAATCTCTGGCAATTTTTCTTTACGCACCTGCTCATACAAAAACAGCAAGGCATTGAAAGCCTGGTTTTGAGTCGAAGCTGAGCACCCGCGATGCGCCATGCCCGTCAAAAACGCCTCCACCCGCGCCCGCGAATCCGGTAGCGCCGACCCATGTTTTAACAGCCAGTCAATATACGAACCAATATGCCCGCAGTAAGTCTTTTCTGTGGCGAGCGAGTAATGCTTAAAACGCAACACATCAACGCATTGCGCTAAAACAACATCTTTTGCAGAAGGGGAGGTCTTCATGATGTTAATAAACGATTTAAGTTGTAGAATCAGTGTTCTGGCCCTTGCTTCGACGGTCCTTTTTCGGACTGCGGACGCGTGAGAGAATCCACGCGTGACTCCACGCTGGAGGGCTTCGACGATCCGCCAGCCAGTCCTCCACGGTCCTGTGGCTCAACAGTGGAGAGACGGCAGCGGCGACCTGCCTTGCGGTCAGGTCGCCTTTTGCGGCTTGGAGTTGGTTTGCAAAGGTCATGCTGCTTTTCCCACTTTTGCTGCAAGCAATTCCGCGAGTGAGTCCCAATCCTGCCCATCCTCGTGAGAGGTAGCCGCATCATACCATTCGCTAGCCAGATCTTCCCCATCCTCGGACAGGACGCGGACGATGCAGAGGGATTGCTTGATGGCGTCGCGGACTTCTGTGTCGCGGAGAGTGTTGAGGAGATCAGCCTTTGCGCAGGTTGCCACTGGACCGTTGATGTTACTTTTGCCGACGTAGATTTCGAGTTGCATGATGTTTGTTTGGGTTGAGTCAGCCTCATTGCTGACACTGATATAATACGGCATTGCCGTATGGTTGCAAGCGGAAAATGAAATTATTTTTCGGGGCGAAAACCGGGCCAGAACAAATCGCGGCAGGTCAACGGGCTTCGCTCGTGCCTGCGCTTGGTTCGTTATGCCAGCGCGAGCCGGTAGCGCCGCCTGGCTCCTGCGCGGATTTCGATTCGGATGCCTTGCCACCTGTCCAACTTCTTCGGCAGGCGGGGCCGTCCGAAGTAGAGAGCGGTGTATCCGGCATGGATGCAGAGCCAGCAGCCTTTGCTTTGAGTGTGCTGCACGTCGCGTGCTATTGTGAGTAATGGCATAACAAGTCAGTGGTGCCAACCGCTGGGGCGGTTGAGTTTATTCTGGTGTCTGAGTGCCGCTCCGCCCCAGCGGTGGCACACTTAAATCGTTGGGCCTACAATGATGCTCGTTACCCGTCGCGGCGAAGCCGTATCGTTTCCCTTGCGGGTCGGGCAGCAGTTGCCCGTTGGCGAGGATGTCGCAGACCAGTGTGCGTTCTGGGTCGCGCATGTGCTTTTGCAGGCGGGCCAGCATCTCAACTCGGCGACGGTTCCAGTCTGCGGAGTGCGCCAGCTTGCGGCAGTGCTCCACGAGTTCATCCTGCATGAGATTGCCAGTTGGATCTCCCACGGCGGCTCGGATGTCCGCCACAAGGCCCAACAAGGCAGTGGACTCAACGCTGACCGCGTTGGAGTCCTGCTGGGATTTGATGCGTTTCTTCGCGGTCATCGTGAGTCACTTTTTGCGTTCAGCCTTGAGTCTAGCGCGTTGCCGTCACAGTCTATCTGGCGGCCTTCCTCATCGAAATAGTCCACGAGTTGACGTTCAGACCCATCGTGGCAGTTCGGACAGGTGATTTCAATGACCGCGCAGTTCTGCGGGTCGCTGCGATCCCGAGCGCAGCGTTGTTCAGTTTTGCACACGGGACACCGCAGCTTGATTCGTGGATTCTTCCTGCGCTGGAATATCACCAGACAGACGCCAAATGGAGGGCGTTGATTTGGGCGGATTTGAGTATCCAGCGCAGCAATGAATCTCATGCGCCCTCGCAGAAACTCCACATGGACCGTTCCGTCTTCTCGTAGCGGTTCAATGATGTCTTGCCACCATGCTTGTTCTGTGCGGTTTGCTGGCAGAAGCATCACGGCTATATCAGCTTCGAGCTTGGCCGCTTTCTCCACCCAAGGGCGTATTCGTGAGTATGGTGGATTGCACCAGACACGCTCACCTTCCCACGGTTGCAACAGCCCGTCTGTGTGTTTGGTCCAGAAGCGCGGCAGCAGAGCATTGTGACAGCTCGCGGCAGCGTCCACCGTGAATTTGAAGCGCGCATGAAATTGGTTGAACACCTCTTTCGGAATCTGGCGGTCATCTACCTTTTCATTTGGTCCCTGCTGAGGGTGTGTTCGTGCGATGAAACTCATGAGTCTGTTGGATTGTAGGTTAGCGGGCCGACATCAAGCGTCAGATCAATCGGAGCTGGATTACTGGCTACATACTCATCAAGGAACTCACATAGAGCCGAGCGCAGATCCTTGGCCCAGGGGCGTGCGCTTTCGCCGCCCCTTGCTGGTTCGATGTCAATAGTGATTTGGTCGTTCTTCTTCATAGTCTGGGGTGATTCGAGGCTGAACCCGGCGCTGCTGGCAACGGCTCGTAGCTTATCCTTCGTGCTTGCCATGCTCTGCGCTCGCCGTAGCCAGAGCTGAGGCGTTATGCTTCTTCCATGCGCGCACTGCCTTCTCCTCGCCTTTCACTTCTTCGATTTCGAGAAGCGTCCAGCCGGATTCGTATGCGCCTTTCAGCATGGCATCCCATTGGCCGGGTGAGCAGGTGATGTATTGCGCTCCCGGTTCAGGGAACGGATTGGGCAGTGGTGTTGAGTCGAGTTTTGGGCGTTTAAGCATAACAAGTCGGTGGTGCCAACCGCTGGGGCGGTTGAGTTTTATTCTGGTTTCTGAGTGCCATTCCGCCCCAGCGGCGGCACACCTAATTCGTTCCCTGACTTGCGTTTACCTTTCGGCCTGCGGAGCGACTGAATCGCTAGGACTGCTTCGTTGGTGATGGTCATGGTGCCGTTCTCCCGCTTTGCCACGGTCACGCGGTTCACGCCCAGCAACGAGGCAACCTCGGCTTGTGTGCCGAGGCGCTCGCGAGCGGCTTTGTATTCGGCGGCGGTCATGGTTTCATGCCTTTGCGGATCGCAATCAGCCGAGCTTCCATGATGCGGTTGTATTGCTCTGCTGCGCTTGGGTTCGCTATCATAGCGTAGTAGCCTGGGAGCTTATAGCCCTCGATGTCATAAGCTGGCGTCGCGAAGCGAAAGCCATTCACATGCCTCAGATGCTCAGGAAGCTCTTTGGATTCTGTGTTGCCGATGAATTTTTCGTCTTTGCCTAGAGGTGGGTGCTTTGTGGTCATAGTTTGGTTTGGTTACGTCCCTATTGTGTAGCATAAAGCTACAAGAGGCAAGCCCTATTTGAAGATTTTTCACCAACGTCAGGGAACCAGACGCTGCATGGAATGCCGCAGGGGCATCTTGCGCGGGGTCGAAGGCTGGAGGTGCGGCATCCATGAGCTATGCGTTCGTCCTAGCGCAGCACCCGTCACACCCATGCACCCAACGCCAATCATCAGCGGGCCACGGTTGATCGGGGTCTGGATGCCCCACGCCATGCGGGCAGATTCGCTCCGTTACTCCGGTATCCTCGCGGTAATGTTGCGGCCATTCCTTCATGTGGTGGTTACTCGGACGATGCACACAGCACGGATGAGGCGCGCAGACAGACGAGTCGTGAGTGTGAAACTCGCGAGTCGATCCGACGGGACGCCAACGGGACGAACAAGCCTGCTGCTGGTCAACAGAGCGGGGCTTTGTGGTATTATCGAGTTCAGTTTTATTCATTGGTCTTCTCCTTCGTTGATGTTTTCTCTCCCCCGCTCTGTGCCAGAGCAGGAGTGTTCGGCGGATGTGGTGGCAGAGGTCGCCATTTCGGCATCAGCCTGTCCATTTCAGCCAGTCGGTGTAATTCGCACAACGGTATGTATTCGTCGCCGACTTGCACCTCGCCGGTGGCGTGTTCTCGGCATCCGATCATGTCACAAATCACCGCCGAACAAGGCGATGGAGACGAACTGCGCCCCGCGACGTTGCGGGCGAGTTCGGACGGTTGGGATGGGGCGCAGTCGCTCATCTTGATTCGGTTAGGTGCTTCGGATTTTCCGGCGTTCCTCTGCATGTTTCAGAAGTGCCTCAGTCCACAAGCGACCGATTTCTTTGAGTTGGTCGTCTTTGATGTCGGCCACGGGTATCGAGTGAGTCTTGATGGCGTTTTCACCCGGATAGCTCGTAGCATTGATGAAGTTCGGCAGCGCCGGTATTTCTATCGTCGCTTCCAGTTCCAGTTTCATTGTTGTTTTCATATTTATTTCAGTATTGAGTTCGCACCTAACAAATCAGTGCAGCGAAGGGCGGGTTCGCGTCAGGGTTTCAGTATCAGCCGTCAGCGTCCCGCCCTCGCTGACTTCTCCGTTCAGTGAAGCCAGCGGAGCCCATGCTTTGGGCTTTCCAGTCACTTCGTAATAGCTGCTTACACTGCCATCAGGTCGAAGGAATGGGCGGAACCATGCAGGGCCAAAAGCGGGTTGTTCTTCACCGCCTCCATAAGCCCAGTGAGCGTTTTCAACGATGCTGCCGTCTTGCATGAGCAGTCGCACAAACTGCACGGGATAGCCCTCTTTGGGTGCGGTATCCATTGGCAGCCAAGTCACTGAACCATGTGCTGCTCCCAATTCGTCGGGCGGTGATGTCGTAGGTGTCATAGTTGCTCCTTTCCGCCCTCCTCATGGGAGAGCGTTGCGTTATGCCCAAGGAAGAGGTCGCCTTGTGCGAGTTCGTCGGTGATGCGTTTCAGAGCCGTAGCGTAGTGCGCTGGATCGCGTTCGCAGCCGATGAAGCGCCTTCCAGTGCGGATGCAGGCGATGCCTGTTGTTCCACTGCCCATGTATGGGTCGAAGACTGTCGTTCCGCTCGGCAGCTTGAGGGCCTCCATTGTCCACGCCATCGCCAGCACTGGCTTTTGCGTCGGGTGGTCGTTGCCGTCGCGTCTCGGCATCGTCTTCATGCGGGCGGCGAAGTTGCGGGATGTCCAGCACAGTTCCGCATCCGCGAGGCTGAATCCCGTTTCGGCCTCTGGCTTGCGCCAGATCAGCCACCCGCCGCTTGCTGGCAGGCAGTCCGCGAAGTAGTTGCCTCCCCACACTGCCACCAGTTCTGCGAGCGTTGGCAGTTTCCGCAGCGTTTCAGGTGCAGGCCGCTGCTTGTCCCATTCACTTTCCGGCCATGCTCCATTATCGCGAATTGAGCTGTGAGCCTTCGCCTTGTCAGCTTCGATGCCATACGGCGGATCTGTCACCACGGCATCGCATTTGATGTCTGGCAGCGTTTCCCAGTCGCCCAGATACAAGGTCACACGGCCACACGAAGAGGCATAACCAGCGCATGGAGCTAACGCCGAGGGGCGCTGCTCTTGCATTCGAGGGTCTGGGGCGGCGTAGCTCATGCTATTCGTTCGGCGCACTCGGCTGCCACGTCAGCAGTCCGATGGTTTCGATTTCCAGCACACCTTCACCGGAAGGGTGCGGGTCGTGGACGATGTTGCGGTCGTATCGGTTGAGTTCGACGACGACGGCATGACCGCCTTCCACGCCGCGAGGACTCGGCCCGCCAGCAATCGCCAGCACGGGCAGCGGGAAGCGATAGAAGTTCCACGGCTTCGCCATGATTTCCACGTAGGCCAGCCCGCGAGGTTTCAGCCATTCTTGCAGGTCGGCATACCACGTTTTCTCGTCACGGAAGTAGTCCACTGATTCCAGCGGCACACCGAGCAGTGATGCGAGGCACGCATTGAAGCAGTCGCCATCCACTCCGAATTTAGTCTGCATCACCTTCGCGGGAAGCGCCGAACAATGCGATGGAGACGAACTGCGCCCCGCGACGCTGCGGGCGAGTTCGGACGGCTTGGATGGGGCGCAGTCGCTCATCTTGATTCGGTTCTCTGAATCCAAGGCGCGGCGGGCAGCTTCGATTTGAGCCGATCCGTGCCATAGTGGGCCACCAGCGGGGGCAGCTTTGATGACTTCCGATAGTGCAGCTTCCATGCGCTTCATTTTCGCTCGGATTTCGTCGTAGCCTTCCAAGCGGCGTGGCGATGGGCTGCCTTGGCCTTTCGCCATCGGAGCTTCGGCGCAGAGCCATCCGTATTCTTGATCGGTGATGAGTTCCGCTTCGTGGAGTTCGGAGCGCATGAAGCGCACTAGATCGAATAGGCGGACGTTTGTATTGATGTCGGAGTTCATAGGTATTTCGGGCTGATTCAGAGAACAAGACGCGGGTGGTCAACCGGCCATAACGTCGTTCGGCAAAGCGGAGTCCAGCGTGGCCGGTGCCACCGCTGGGACGTTCCCTCTCTGCATCACCGTCAGCCCCCTCGGGGTCGGCAGGTGGATGACTTGGAAGCCACTGGCACGAAGCTGGGCTAGCAGCTCGGTATCTCCACGGCAGGGGTGCAGGGGAGAGGTGTCATGCACCACGACCACGGCGTTTTCGCTGAGCAATGGCGTCAGTAGGCGCAGTTCCTCAGCTCGCATCTCGATGTGAGTGTCCAGCAAGGCAAAGTCCACAATTCTTCTAGGTTCTGGATCTTTAGTCAACCATTCAAAGCTGCTCATCTCCAGCACGTCCACCCGCTTTTCCAGACCATACTTCTGGAGATTCGCCCGTGCCTCAGCCGCACTGGCGGGATCGGTTTCCAGAGTGATGAGCGTGCCTTGCTTGTTCTGCTCCAAGCCGAGCGCGATGTGCGCAGCGGTCCAGCCGGTTTCCGTGCCGGTTTCCAAGCAAAACGACGGTTTCAGCGCCAGCACCAGGCCATACAGACAAATCGCTTCCTCCACCGTGGCCGCGCCTTTACCCCAGTCGCCTTGATGGAACTCGCCGGCACGCGGCAGCTCGGGGTGGACATCACCCAGCGTGATGCCGCCAAAGAAGCTCTGCATCCCAAACTCATAGGCAGGAATCTCGGCTGTTTTCTCCACCTTGCCGCGCAGCATCGCCAGCACCTCGCGGGCGATGCGATCCGGCGAGATCTTCGCCATAGCGACACAATGCCCGGCGGCATTGCAGGGGGCCGGGGTTTCGCTGCCAGGGTAAAAGCGCGGCCATGGGCCAGCACGGCCTTTGTAATGGCAGGGCGCGCAGGGAGCGTGACCGGTGAGGAATCTCACATTCTTCGGCTGCACCCCGCCATGATGCAGGCGTGCCTTGCCGCTGTAGGCCGCAAACAATCCCAGAGTCGGCAAGCCCAAAGCGGCCGCCGCGTGCATCATACCGCTGTCCGGCCCCAGCACGATGTCCATGGTCGCCAGCAGGGCCAGTGTCTCCGCCAAAGGTGGCGGCGATTCCTCGTTGCCGGTGATCACCACGCGCGGATGATCCACCTGCACGCGCCCGCCCCAGGCAAAAATGTAAATGCGCGCGGTGGGAATCTTTTGCATGATCAGGTCCATGGCCTGATTCAGCAGTTCCACAGGGTAATCCCGGCACTTGGCGCTGCTCTGAAGCTGCACGCCCACCCGCACCTCTCCTTGCACGACCTTGGGCCAGCGCGCCCAGGCGGCATCCACCTCCAGCGGTGGCAGTTCCAAGCGCGGATGCACCGACTCGCCCAGGTCCGACACTTTTAGCCCCAGCGCCTCGGTGAAGATCGTTACGGCGTCCTGCTCGTCATTGCGCTCAATCACATCCTCGAGCGGCACAATGACCTCAAACTCCTCCGCCACTTCCGCCAGCACAGGCGCAGCGATCAGCTTCAGACGTTCCAGCCCCGGCGCACTCAACACAGGAAAATACTCCTCATGGCAGGCAAAGGTGAACTCAATCTGCGGATACGTCGCCAGCAGATGCGTCAACGCCGGCAGGCAAAAGATGATGTCACCAATCCCGCCTTGGCGAATGATCAGGACGTTAAGAATATCTGTATCGCCAATATGATGAACGTCTTGGATCGACAAATTTAAAACAGGGCTGCGATCCTCCTCTAGCACCCCATGGATGCCAAGCTGGTGAAAGTTCAGTTCATCAAACAAGTAACGGTTTCCGGCTTTGAGATGAGGCCAGAGGGAAAGGCCAGCGGTAGAGGTGAGAGTGGCGAAGCGCATAGGGCAGAAAAAGAAGTTGGCAGTGGTTGGCGATGGATTGCCGTTGTTGGCAGTGGTTTCAGGAGCGGGTGATGGTGATTACTCAGGCTGGTCGGGTGGGAAAAGCATTTGCTCCACGGCAGCCCAATCAATGAAAGGCTTTTCGCCTGCCAATCCTGGGCACAAAGGTGCACCCAGAGCGGCGTCATCAATGTAAAGCTGAGCATAAGCCTTTGGGCTTGATGTCCATGCGTCTTGATCTGGGTTGTGCTGGATTCCAAACAATGGGATCTGCCGTTCGGTAAACCAGTTTACAGCATCAGAAAGCGGGGTGGTGCCATCGGCGCGGCCATCGCTGCGCATGGTCCACAAGATCAGCTTGCAGCCTGCATTGACCAAACGCCTAAGCACAGGTTCAGCACCAATGTAGCGGCCTATTTTAGGAAATTCGTGAGTGACACAAGTGCCGTCAAAATCGACGGCGATGATAAGAGGCAGTGGCATATAATGGGCAATGTTGATTACTGAGATGGTGATGTCTCCCAGCCGAGAGCGCGGCGGAGTTTGGGAGAAAGTTTGGCGGGGATGCGGGCCGGGCGGGTGATTCGCATGTAGTCGCCTCGGAAATTGCTGGTCAAAAACTCTAGCTTACATCCAGGGCAAGCTGCTGGCAGCTTTTGCAGGTCATGCGCCAGATTTGACAAATCACGCCAAGCAACAAGCTGATTAGACGGCGGCAGGTTCAGTGCTTCCAGCAGCGGCGCGATCTTGTAAACTTTTTCGTCTGGGAAAAGTATAGAATAGCCCCGCTCTAACTCCACCTCAATCACAGGAGCTTGATCACGCCAGCGCGAGGGAGGTGTGCGGACAGATTTCCGCTGCAAGGGGAAGCGACGGCGGAAGACTTTAGGACGGGGTAAGGGTGTCATAACGTGCAGTTCAGGCACTGGTTCAGTTCGTCTTGTTTCGGGTGGGGATAGCGTTGCGGCTGGATTTTTTGGCGCATGAGATCTGCGCGGCGCTGGCGCTCTTCAGGGCTGTAGTTTTTGCGCTTGCCTTTGGCACGTTTGCCGAGGTCGGAGGCCGCAGCCGAGAGATCCGCGCCGGCAGTGGCACCATACCGCGCCATCGCCAAAGCCTGCGCTTCGGGCAGCGGTGTTTTCTTGGGGGTTTTAGGCGGGCGGCGTGGCATAGTAGTTCAGGTAGATCAAAGAAGCCCAAGCTCCCAAGCACAACAAGCCCAGGACCACGGCTCGAAGCACCCAAAACCACCATTGCTGCCCTTTGAAATAGCGGAGCTGCTGCCGAGTGGGGAGCGAGCAGTAAAACAGCAGGCCGGTGGCAAGGCCAAACGCCGTTAGCAGCAGACTCGGCACGCCAAAATACCACACGACCAGACAAGGCCAAGCCATGAGAATGATCAGCAGCAGCAAGCATCCAAACGGCGGGATTTTCAGGTTATAGGTAGGGCGATGGTGTGACATAGTGTGGGGTTGTGTCAATTACCCCCCACATTCCCAGATAAGCGCAGCACCACCAAGGGATTTTTCAGCCTTTTTTCTCACCTTCTCACTGTCTCACCTTCTCACTGTCTCCCTGTCTCCCTGTCTGATTGTCTCCAAGTCTTCAGATCACCCCCTGCCCCTGCCACAGGGCGGCGATGTCCCGCAGTATCCACGGTTTTTGCTCGGCCCCGATCACACGCAGACGCACGGCGATGGCGCTGTCCGTGAGCATCAAGTCGGCGCGATGATCCGCGCGCGGCACTTCGCCGACATCGCCATAAGTAAAGTCCACCTCATCGCCACCGAGGCCGATGAGCTTCACCTCGACAAAGCCGCGCGAGTTGCGCACGGTGCGGAAGATCAAGGCTTGCAGGGCCTTGCGCCGCTCGGGCGTGCCCATGTCATAATAGCCGGTCAAAAGCACCGTGTCGCTCGCCTGATAGAATCGGCTCGGGGTGCCATCGCCGTCATGATCGTAATCGACATAGCCGTAGCCGCGATACTGCACGGGGATCTCATCACTGGTGGAGTGCGGGGTAGGCGCATCGACCGCAGGGAAAGCGTTGCCGCTGTCATTCTGGTGGGCGGTGTCCCACACAAAAAGATTGCCCGCTTCATCGCTAAACACGAGCTCAGGCCGACTGCTCTCCATGCGTGCCAAGTCGAAAATTTTGGGGAAATCAAACTCGCCGGTCAGACCCTCGCGCAGGAAGTCGTAGGCGTAGCCTTTCAGCGTGCCATCGACCGCTGGCAGGTAATACCAAAGCATCTTGGCGGAAGTATCGGCAAAGAGATAAGCGCGATGCGGTTTCCGTCCCAGTTCGGTGAGGTCCACACGATCCCGCAGATACTGCTGCGCGGCATCATCAACGCTGCTGGCGTTCAGCTTGGTGTAAAGATTGTCATCCGCCTGCCTGTAGATGCGCAGGTCACTGCCCAGGTAAAAGAGCTGATTCTTTTCCCAGGGAGCCACGCAGTTCCCATTCAGCGCCCCAGCCAGCACAGGCGGGTCGGTCTGGTCGGCAGGGTCCACATTCGGCTGGTTCAAAATCTTTAGCCCGCCGGCAGTGTGGATGTGCAGCTTCTGCCCATCACTATGCAAGGCGGTGATGTTCTGACTGCCGGGGTCGGTGTCATTAAGCTGCACCTCTTCAAAGCTGTCCACGTTCGCCCCCTCGGGCACCAGCTCGTCCTTGGTGGCGTCCTTGCTGATTTGCAGGCGTGTCGGATAGGCCGACATCCCACCGCGCCATAGCTTCGTGCCCACGAGGCAGTGATACAAATGCGGCAGCGGTCGGTTTTGATCCGCGCTCATGCTGCCGCCTTCGGATGCCGATAAAATCGGCGTGTTCGTGCCAATCTGGATGGTCTTAAACTGCTGCACAAACGACATCGTGCCGCTGCCTTCAGAGGTCAGATTTACTGGAGTGCCGCCAAGGCTGAGACTAAGCTTCGTACGGTAAGTCGTCGTGCTAATGCAGTAGTAATCTGTATCTGCCACAAGTCCCGCTGGCAGGGTGCCATCGCTGGAAACCTTGGTAACATCGCCTGTGCGTAGGGTGTTATCCGTCAGGATGTAAGCCTGTGGGTAATCCACGTTGCTGCCAGAAAACGCCACTGTGCTGCTGGCATCAGGAGCCAGGGTGACTTTATACATCAGCAAATTGTTGGTGGCCTGCTGCAAATAGTAAATAGTCCACGGGGACAGTCCCGTCGGCAAAGTAGCCGGACTGATCGGCGGCGGAAACACAATGGCCGTGTTTTTGGGGAGCCGTTCGCCATCCAAGTAAAGGGTGTCAGTGGCTGGGAAAAACCGCGTGTCATACGCAGTGCCTGAATGTGAATAAATGTAGTCTGTGGAGGTATCGACCAGCGTGTGGCTATTCGTCGGCCCGGGTAAAATATTGGGGATCGGGTTATCAGGATCAACCAGCAGATAGTCCTCATTCGGGGATTCACCCACCTGGAGATACAGGCGGATGTAGCGGAATCTCCCACCCTCCGCCTCGGGATCAATCGGCACCTGTACGCGGATGTCATTCTGCGCACTGGCTGTAATGATAACCTCGTTGCTCGGCTCGCTGCTGATGCCCTCATAGCCCAGATTTTCCTGCCCTGGGTCCCAGTAGCGGGCAAAGACCTTCTTGGTGGCATTGGTAAAACCATCGCTCGTGCCGCTGCCGCTGCCGCTGCTGAGATCAGTGGGGCCGTAGCTGCCCGTGTCGGGGGTGTCATTGCTGCTGGCCGTGCTGGCCTTCAGGATGCTCAGCACGCGGCTGTCCTCATTCACATAAGTGACGATGGCGTTATTGCTGCTGCTGCCGGCGCTGGTGCCCGTGTTCAGCGTGTAATAATACGGGTCATCCGTGGTACCTGTGCCTGCCAGACTGCTCACCAGATTGGCTGCACCCGGCACGATGCGCACGCGGATTTTCCCATTGCCAGCCGCTCCGGGGAAGTTGGTGGCATCTGCCGTGAAGGTCAGTGTCACACCACCAGTGCGACCTGTGACGGCCCACTGGGCCTGCGCGTTTGTGCTTGTGGCGGGCTGGGTCAGGCTGATGATCGGCGTGCCGGGCTTGGCATTGCTGCCGGCCTTACGCCACTTGCCCGGCGTGGCCGTGCGTTTGATCTGCACGATGACATTATCATCGACATCATTCCCCAGGTAATGAGCCGTGAATGCGCGCGTGCCATACCAGCGGGCATCCGCATCAAGGCCCACCGCCAGCACTTCAAAGGTCGGCGTGCCGTCGGTAAAGTCGTACTCGCCCGAGGTGTAAGTGTCATCATCGCCGAGGTAAAACAAGCCTTTGCAAGCCTGAGACTCGGGGGCGGTAAGGCTGTAAAACAGCAGGAAGTTTTTACCCTGCCGCTTCACGAGAATGGCGCAGGTTTTGTTCGCGGCACGGGCCTCCGCATCCACGCCGATGCCGTCTGGGTAGCCGGTAAAGGTCAGGGCGCGATACGTGGCCTGCACGGTTTCCGTGCTGCCGATGTCCCAGAGCCGATCATACTTTGGCGGCCCCTTACACCCACCTGGTGGCCGTAACAGCAGGTTGCGTGCTTCTTGCAGCGCCATGCCCATGTCCGTCCCTTCCTGGAGCGATGTCACCGCTCCAAACTGGCGCAGGGGGAAAACATTGGGCTGGCGGGGCATGGTGATTACTCAGAGGTTTGGCAGCATGAGCATTAAGTGCTTAGCTTGACTGGCAGCGTCATCCAAAGCGTTGTGATGCGTGCCTTGCCGAGTTAATTCAACGTGTGGATGCAGCGCCTTCACTGTGCGGTAGCAACGATCATTGGAAAACTTCCACGGGCGGCGTATTCCGCAGGCAGCATAAGCCTCAGCTAGCAGCACGTTGTCAAATGTCGCTCCGTTGCCCCAGATTTCAGCTTCATTGCGCGGGTCAAGCCATTGAGAGAAAGCCAGCAGCACATTAGCCAAGTCTTCCGCAGGTTTGTTCAATTCTGCCCGCGCTGCATCTCCCTGCTTCATCCACCAAAGCACAGTGCTCACATCCATTCGCAATCCCTGCCGCACGCAGCTTTCGGCATCAATCCTTCGGTAAAATGTATCTCGAATCTCACCGCCTCCAAATTTTACGGCTCCCAGGGAAACAATAACAGACCCCGGCGAATTGCCGAGAGTTTCAATGTCGAGCATGATTCTTTCAGGCATAAAAATAATCATCCTTCACCCACGCCATAGAGGTCGATGACCTCCAGCGCGCCGGCTCGGGGGTTGTAGGCGTCCCAGGTGGCTTTGGCTTCGAGCCAGGCGGTTTGAGCCTGTCCGGCATCGCCCGTGAAATCGGGGTCTTTGCTCAGCTTGTAGAGCGCCCAGGGCTTGAGAACGCTCTCATCGAGATTGCCGGGCAGGTAAGCCGGGCGGGCATCGTCCCAGCTCGTGATCTGTGGCGGAGTCAGCACGGCGGTGAACTCCAGCACGCACGGAGTCATGGGCCGCGTGTCAAACTGCACCCGCGTCAACGGCTGCTGCCCGTAAGTGATGGCATCGCGCAGCAGGCAATAGCTCGGCACGGTCATTTCCGTGGGGTTCACGGTTAAACCCGTGCCCAGCGGCTGGCGCACGCGCACAAGGTCTGCCGGGGTGCTGAGCAGGGTCAGCACGCGACCGCCGCACAAAATGGGACCCAGAGTGCTCTGCACGCGCACGGTCAGGTTCACGACATCGTGATACACCACCGCCGGCACGTTGGTAGCACTCGTGCCCAGGAAAGGTTTCTCCAGCGCCAGCGTAGCGCTGTCATTCTTGACCAATCGATTCACCTGCGAGTCGCCATTGATCACAATGGCGCAGCCAAGCTGGTCATCCGTGAAGCCGCTGAAGGTGATGGCCTTGCTGCCAGCCGTCACGGCTCCCACAGTCACGGATTCAGGAGCCTTGACCAGCTCCGCCACCGTCTGCTGCTGGCGGCCTTTCAGAATCTCATCGAGCGCCTGATTCACCGCCGTCATCACCGCTGCATTCTTCCCTGCGTTCGCCGTCAAATGCGTCGCCACCTGCACGCCCACAAAGCGCATCAGGTAGGTTCGGAGATCGGATGCAGTCGCCATGGTAGGGAAAAGACTTTGAGACTCGGAGAAGGGGAGACTATGAGACGATCTTCACCCAGCCGCCGGTCGTTTGCAGATGCTCTTGGCCTTTGACGGACTCCTTCACCTCCGCCACTTCCACGCCCAGCTCTTCCGCCAGGGCGGCAAAGGTCTTGGCCTTATCAGCGACGGCGCTTTCAATGCGCTCCAGCAAGGTCGGAGCACCTTCTGTTTCGGGGTTCTGGCTCTCTGCCCTCTGCTCTCCGCTCTCCGCCTCAATTTCCCCAGCGCCCAAGTCTCCCGCCTTATCAGTGTTGGATAGGGCGCTGGCAGTCACCGCACGATGAAGTACAATCGACCCAGAAGTTCCCTCTGCCAAGCTAGCAGGGGCTGCGTCCATATTGGTGACTGAAAGGGTAAAGACCTCGCCCGGCTGCACGGCTCGTCGCTGTTGGGTCTCGGTGTCATAGACCTCCACCATGCCATACAGGCGGCCATCGCTGCGGGGGATGTCGGTCTTCATGTAACCGTTAAACTCTTCGGCACCGCCCAGGCAAAGAAAGGTGCGGGCGCCATGCACGTCATCACGCTGCGTGATGTTGTTGCGCCGTGGCCCGAAGGCCTTGCTACCGGCGGCCAAAGACGAAACGATGAGAAAGCGGATGATCTGAGCCATAAGAGTAAAAAAGGAAAGCGGGCTCAGGATGCCCTGAGCCCGCCGTGATGTCAACCGTTAGGGTTGTGGTGATTACTCGCAGGCTTAGGACAAGCCGGAAGCGATGGTAGGCAATCCGCGTGGATTCCAGGCAGCACGCAGGCGCACGATGCCTTTCGGGATGCCATTGGCATCGAGCACCGGAGTAGCGCCGTAGGACATTTCAAAGCCCCACTCGAACTTGCTCTGATGGTCATCGTTCTTGTTGATGGTGCGTCGGCCCAGGGCGGTCTCTTGGTCGAGCATCCCGTAGCCGTCCACAATCATGTGCTTCGACATGCCGTAGAAGTCGGTGAAGGTCTGCCCCTTGTCATTGCAAGGCCAGACTTCAGATCCCACAGGGATAGCCCCATCGACGGCCCAGTCGTGGCACTTGCCAGCCCAGACGCCAGAGTCGTAAGTCACGCGGCCCAGCGTGGTGACGCCGTAGCCAGCATCACCGAGACGATTGGCACCGCCAGAAGCGATGGTGATCGTGTTGGCATCTGCCACCGTGCTGCCGTTGCCGTTTGGAATGGTCGTGTAGCTGAACATGGCAAACTTGCCCGTGTTCTTGTTCTTGATGAGCAGATACTTCGTATCGCTGGTTTCCTGCGCGATGACTTCCTGCTGGAAGACATTCCAGCGGGCACCTGGGAAGTGGATGAAGTAAGGGCGATCCGTGAGCGCACCGCCGTTGGCGTTGCGTCCACCTTTCATGCTGAAGGCAGCGGTGCCAGCAGCGATGGCCTCGCCAAGGAAGGCGTGGGCATAGCAGAAAGCGCCTTGCGGGCCGTCAGCAGAGGTATTCTGCACCGTCCACTTGAAGATTTCCGTGCCACCTACGAGAGGCAGGCCACCGCCGAAGATGTGGTTAGCTTCACCGCGAGTGTCGGCATACTTCAGCAGGCCCTGCCAGTCGGCATCCATTTCCAGCGCACGCACGCCCACATGGGGTCCCATGATGAGATAACGCAGCACGTCCGTGGCTCCCTTCTGGGAGATGGCGAACGGCTCGGCCTGATTGGCCGCGAGCTGATCTTCGATGTAGTAAGCATCGTTGATGTTGAACGTATCGGCACTGCCGAGGTCGTTGGTGCTGACGCGCTCATTGGCGTAAAGCACGCAGGCGCTTGGATCGGTGTCGGCACCTGCGCGGAGCGTGGCTTCGAGGTGGTTGCCGGTGAACCAACCAAACAAGCCGCGAAGCTGCTGGTTGATCTGCACGTCCGTCACAGAACCAAGCTGGGTCTGGCTGGCGGCGATTTTGTCGCGCTTCACGCCGGCCCAGTGGACCCCGGTCTGCATCTGATACATGCGGAATTTCTGCTGCTCGCCCATGTTGGAGCGGGTGCCGCTGCCGCTGATACCAAAGCCACCGAGAGGGGCGAAGGTGGTCAGATTGACCTTGGTGCCTCCACGGAAAGTGGTGTCACGGGTCGTGATGATGGGGGAACCAGGCAGACGCTTGTTGAGGTCTGTGGAACCTTCTTTGAGTTTCGAGAGCGGATGGAAAGACTGCGCACCGATAGCGACGGCGGCGGCCCATTTTTGCTGCTCTGAGGTGGCTCCGAAAGTACTGATGACTTCGGTCGTGGATCGAGATACGGGAATGCTCATGATCGTGATGAATTGCGGGTTCGCTGACAAAGCGGCCCGGCTGAGGCATGAACGTGTTCCAGCCCGTAGGTGGGCGTGGCATCATCACGGCACACAGTCAGCTTGGGCTGCTGGTGGGGTGTGTTGATTATTGGGCTGCCGGTGTCATCGTGGACACGGGCGTCTCAGCGTGGATCGGGGGTGATCAGCTCATGAAAAACGGCGCACCTGAGCGGGGACCATTGCCTCCCGAGATGCTGTCCATGAGCATATCAGCCTCTTCGAGTGGAGACCGAGCCGCTGCCAGACGAGTCTGGAGGTCGGCATTCGGGTCCGCTGGGCGGAGGCCTGCTAGCTGAGTGTGATCTCCACTGGCAAAGCCAGGCACCACAGGCAGCACTGACCGAGGCGGAGCCGTCGGTAAAGGCGTGTGAGGTGCGGGAGATCCCGGCACGGGTGCGTTAGGGTTGCCACCGGGCTGGGCCACGGCAGCAGGAGCGAAGGCGCTGGCACCCAATCGGGCAGCGCACATGCTCGCGACTAAGACCTCGCACTCTGGATGTTCCAAGATGGCGAGGTCTGAGGGATTGGTACTCTGGCGCAGCTCCTCCATGCGGTCCTCATAGGCATCACGCAGGGGGCTGTTGTCTTGGGCCAGAGTGGGGAAAGTGGTGGTGGCAGACTGCCACGAGCGGGCAATGGCGGCCTCGGCTTCTTGCTGCTCTGCCGTCAGGGAAGCCTGATCCTGCATAAGTTGCTGAAGCTGGAGCGTGGCCTGTTCCTTCACAGCCACCGGCTGCAAGCGCATAGCCTCAAGCTGGAGCTGCTGGATTTCAGCCGCGTCAATGATCGGGTTCAACTCTCCGATCTCTGTCGCAATGGCTTCCATGCGGGCCAGCGCGGGAGTCAGTTCAGCCGCTGGTGTTTCTGGCGCTTGCTGAGTAGGCGCTGGAGCGGGAGCCGCCGGGGCAGGGGTTGCCGTCGGCTGGACGCCCAGCTTCTGCCGCGCCTGATCCACGGCCTCATGCAAAGACAGGCCGGGATTGTTCTTCTTAATCTCAGCGGCAGCCACATCGACCGCATCCGTCGGCACAAGCCGCACAGATTTACCAATGGCAATGCCGGGCTGAGGTGCAGCGGGCACTGGCTCCTGAGTCACAGGAGCCGGAGAAAGTGGAGCAGGGGCTGGCGTTTCAGGTGCAGCCTGGACGCCGGGAGCGGCGCCTCCCCCAGGTTGTCCTTCGGGCACAACCCCTGCATTTGGAGCCGTCACGACTGGCTCAGGAGCTGACACTATCCCAGCAACACTTTCACCAATGCCAGCGAGTAAGGCATCAGCTTCAGCGTTAAATTCAGGGGCAGCAATATCACTCATGATGAAATCAGTTTCGGCTATGGGCAATGATGATTACTCACCGCCACGGGCACGCAAGGGTTTTGTTATCGGGTAAATTGGAAGTGCATGGCATCTCTTGACCAAAAAGCCCCGGCTGGAAGCGCTCCCTCACGGGCAAAGGCTTCCATAACTTCAAAGGGCATGGTGGCTTTGACGGGCCAGTGCGCATGGTTGCCATTGCTGCCCGGCGCAAAATCCACGGCAGCAGCTCGGGCATGCAGGCTTGGCGTTGATCCGCCACGCATGGACCTGTTATTGTAACAGCCAGCGTAGTCTCGCAGGATGTCGGGATGCGATGTCGAAAGACTGACCAGTACGCGCCTCAGTGCTTCGGCAATCTTCAAGTGGCAGCGAATACTATGCACGGCCTTGCCTTCGTATTGCAAGCCTAGACCTCCAACGCCTAATGCTACATGCTTTGACTCATCACCGGGCGCGCCGTAAAACTTGGTCAGACTGGCCTGATCTGTGGCGGGCCAAGGATTGGGCGATGGCATCAGACTGCGCAGGTGTTTCTGCGCTGCAGCGATGCTTTTAGGACCCCAAAAACCATCCGGGGTGACGCCGATCTTAACTTGAATGGCTTTGATTTGAGCGGGTTTCATTTCTTGGAATCATCGTACTCGTTTAACTGATAACACACCCAGGACACCGCCAGCAAAACGAAGACGCCCATGGCGACCGCAAACGCGGCAATGCCTAAAATGAGTTGCAAGAATGTCATGGTATTACCAGCGGAGTTTGCCTTTGGGACCGACCAGTGCCACGGCAGTGTGCCAGGCTTTGGCTTTGGCTTCGCGCACGCCGTAGCGCAGCATTTGCAGTCGGAAATGCTCATGCACTACCTCGGCAGGGGGCACGCGCGGCAGCACACCATCAAACTGCGCGCGCAGCCAGTCACTGCCACCGAGCAGCAGGTCACAAAGATAATCGTGCTCCAGGGAAGGCACCCGCGCTTGTCCATCCGGCAGGTAATTGAACGGCGGGCCCCACAGCAGCGACGGCGTGGATGCTTTGTTGTAGCGGTAGCCTACGGGGATGCGATACCGCAGATGGTCGTAGCCGGGCACCAAGATCTTAAACCGGTGTTCCTCTTCCATTTCCCACTCAGGCCCCTTGGCCCAAGGCCACAGCCCAAAGAAAAGCCCAGGATCGCGGAGACAGCGGTCCTGGGGGTTGGGTAGTAAAGTTGGCGGCGGCATAGAGGCGGTGAATCAGGTCATGGCTCTGTCAAAGGCGCGGCAGCAGGCAGCAGCAGCACGGTGCCCACTTCACGCAGCAGACCCGCCTCTTCCGGCGTGATTTCTCCCTCTTTAACCGCAAGGGCGACCGCCGTTTCAGAGATGACTGACAACGGGTTGTCACTGGCCTGCGCAGTCAGGATAAGCACGCCAGCCTGCCGGGCCAAAGTCGCGTCTTTGGCACTGATGGCCCCTCGCTGAGTGGCAATGGTGAGGGCCGTGTTGCCCAGCCGGGCGAGTTTTGAGGCATCGGGCGTGCCTTTATTGACGCAAGAGGTGATCAGCAGCAGGCCGAGGGCGACCAAGGATAATAGGGGTGTTTTCATAGGGGTGGTGGTTTGGGGGAAATGCTGATTACTCGGCGCGCCCACGCATGGGCCGAGCGTGCAAAGCGCTTTGAAGGTCACAGGGGATTTCGGCGCCCATGTTCCGCTGGATGGCGGCCACGCCGGCAGACTCCCAAAAGCGGTTTTGCAGGTCGATGGTTTCGGTGAGCTTCGTCAGCACCTTCGTTTGCTGCTCCATGCTTTCCTTCACCGAGCTGTTGCTGGTGATCTGGGTCACTGCCGCAAATCGGGCGATGGTCAAACAAGCCCAGGCGAGCGCGATGACCACAAACGCGCCAAACGCTAAGAACCATGTCGGAGCCTCAGACACCACATTCGCCGCTGCCGGCGGAAACTGCGCCAGCAAGCCAAGCCCTGCGGTCACCATGCTGGTAAACAGCACGCCAATCGCGCCCAGCACCTGCACCGGTAACTCCATAAGTTCGACAAGGGCGTGTTTCATGAGGTGGTTTGGTTTATCAGATCGGCTAAGGTCGGCTTGGGGGATTCGTCAGGAATCTCCTCTCTTAACACTTGCTCCACGCCAGCTAAGGTGGCGTTGTAAACAAACTGGTTGTTCGTGACTGCTGCCGCCGCCAGATTGATGGCGAGTGTTTTGGCAAGCTCTCTTTGTTCGGCGGGACTCATTCTGATGCTGCTATGGCTTGGTAAAGAGCCGTGGTTTCGTCTGTGAATTGCAGGCGCTTTTCCTTTGGCAGCGCCTTGGCAGCTTCAAGGAGAGCCGCCCCCCTTGCATCAATGTTCTTGCCGACTTGTTCAGCAATGAGGCCCAGGATGACATCTCTGCCCCATTCTTCATGGGACTTGTTGCCTGCCAGTTGAGAGAGGGCAACCTGCTGCTCGTCGTCGAGCGGTGGCGGAGTAATGGAGAGGATCATAAGGTTTAAGCAGCGGCCATGAGGCCATGAGAAATAAGGATGTCGCGAATTTCGGTGGCGGATGGTGAGGCGATGTATGCGGAGCGGTTGCCCCCGTTGAGCGTGACGTTGCCGCGTCCCACGGAGCCAGTGCCGCCAGCAAGCTCCAGGCTTGCGCCCGTGCCTGTGGTGACGTTGTGCGCTTTAAGTGTTTGCGCCGACGGCGTCGATGCGTGGTTGGCCCCCATTTGAATGGAATTCGTAGCGCCTCCATAATAAAAACCAGCTCTGCGATTTGAGTGCAGATTATTCCCGTTATCATCCCCAAAGGAATAGGAGCCTGAGCCTCGAATGCATACGCCGCTGCCGTTATAGCTGCCAATGAAAGCCTCAAAGCCTGCTTCTGAGGTTACATTACTATTGTCACGGCGGCCAAAATAACAGCCACCAGAACCCCCACTTAAAACGATTTGGCCTCCATAAATGGTGCCGAGGGACTCAAGCACTGCCCCATTTTGCAGCCCTGAATCCTTAGCCCGCAAAAACGTCGCGGCTGCTTTTTGCAGGAGGAGACTTTCGCCACTGGTGGTGTTGACCGTCAAAGCCCCGGTCAAGGTGCCGCCAGTGAGGTTTAGCTTATCTCCCAAATCTGAGGTCGAAGCCGCGCCCATCGCGGTCCTCTGGTCAGCAGCGCTAGCAGCTTCAGCAATCGCGGCCCCTGCCGCGCTCAGCGTAAATTTACGATCGCCGCCACCTTGCGTGCCGTAGAATAGTCCGCCCGTAGCAGGAGTAGCGGCGGTAAGTGCGGCAAGAGTTGAATCAGGCATAATTTAAGAAGCAAGAAGTAAAAAACTACTACCATCAGCCAAGAGCAAAGATGACCCGCCGCCTGAAGCTAACAGCAAGGTGCTGCCAGGGTCAGCATCCCCTCCCCCAGGAGGTGAGCAGCCAGTGCCGGAAAGGGTGATCATGACGGGGTGAGGAAATTAGTTGTCGATGACGAGGTAGATCACGGCCACGCCGATGGCGCTGCCTGCGCCCGTGGTGACGCTCAGGCCCTCGCCCGGCTTGGTGATAAACAGCGGCTCGGCGCTCGGGTTGATGTTGTGGCCCATGAGGGCATTGGCTGCGCAGGAATGCAGGAAGTCGATGGGCGTATTGCTGCCGCTGGCAGGATCACTTTCAAAAGTCAGTGTGGTGGCAGTATCGCCGGCATTGAGTCGATAACCCAGCACGGCAATCTTTTTGCCCGCCACGGCTGCGACCACCACCGTCGTGGCTCCGGCAGCGGCATTTTTAAACTCGCGCTGCGGGGTGTAAATGCGCCCCTGAAGGTCTTGAACTCGTCCGAATCGTGGTAGGCTCATGGCGGTGGAGAATAAAGGTGAACGGGGTTGTGTCAATTACTGGTATTGCGCCGGGGCAGCCATCACCGCCTCGGTTTCTTTTTGGATGCTTTCCAGCTCGGCGCGCAGGCTTTCCAGCTTCTCCACGCCGTTGTTCATCTCGGTCTCAATCCGTTCCCGCAGCTTCCGCGTCATGTTGCGCTGCGCGCGCACGTTGGGCAGGTCAATGAGCTCGCAGGTGTCAATGAGCTTGTCCACCTCCTCATAGAGGCTTTTGAGCAAACCTTTCGGCAGCACAGCCTCAAAGTCTGGGTCTGCCTTCATCCTCGCCCAAAACCCCGCCGCTTGGATCTCTGCCGCCACCGCCTCCCGCCGCTCGGACAATGATTTGAGCAGAATGTCACGCTGTTCTGCGTCGGTCTGGGTGCTTTGGGGGATGTTGAGGGACATAGGCGGGTCAATGGGGTCAATGTTGATTACTCAAATCGCGGGCGTGTTATCTGCGGGTTCAGGCCTGCCAGTGGGAATGGGATCACTGCCGGCGCTGGTGGTGGCAGTGGCTTCCATGGGGGCACCTGTGCTGCCGTCCATGGGCATGGGCAAAGCGGTTTTGATTTTCAGAAAGCGTTTGGGATCGGCCACGTCGAGGGCATTGAGCATTTCCTCAAACACGGGCAGCAAGTCCTTCTGGAAGTCGGGCGGATACGTCACCCACTTGTCCACGAGCTTGAGAATGTTATCATTGGTGCGCACCACCTGCGTGCTGCGGCTGCGACTCAGCACCAGGCGCACGGCGTTTTGCAGTTCGTCCTTCTGCACCGTTGCCAGCCATTGTTTCAGCAGGTCCACGGCTGGAACCATCACGGGCTGCATCAGCGGCATTCCCATCTCATCGACCGCCTGCTCCATTTGCAGGCCACCGCCAGGACCGCCGAGGATCAAATCCCCCTCGGGCGTTGCCGCTGGGAAATCGCCCACTGGCTCCATGGCTCCGCTCGGGTCGGCCACCATGACCTCGGGTTGTTGCAGTTCCTCGGGCACGTCTTCGACCAGCCGATTCTTGAACAAGCGCCGGGCAAAGGGCTCGTCAAAGGCATCCGCCTCAATCTGGGCATACTCCTTCAGGATCTCCAGAATGCCCTCGTTGATTTCATCCTGCCGTTTGCCGATCTTCTGATTCTTGCCCTCTTGCAGGATTTGCAGCCCAGTGGCGGTGTTGGCTCCTTCGAGGCCAGCGCCTTCGGTTTCGCCCGGTGTTACGCCGCCACCCTCGCTCATCAGCGTCTGCATGGTGATGTTCAGGCTGGCTTGGATGCCCTCCAGCTCGGGTTTGATCACCGTCACGCCGATGGCGTCTTCCATGGTGTTCTGCCCATCTAGGTGATACAGCACCGGGCCGCGCAGGGTCATGCGCCGGCCTGCCTTGGTCTCCTCAAAGGCATCCCGCTTCACCGCTACGATCTTACCACTGCTCAGCTTCTCTATTTCGATGCGGTTCAGGTCACGGTCCACCGACTCGCTGAGGTCATTGTGCCGCTCGTAAAGACCCATGCCATACCAGCGCTGGAGCACGGGGTAAACGCGGTCCACCTCATACGGGTGCGTGCGTTCCTCACTCTCCAGCACTTCCTGAGCGATCTCATACCGCACAGGAAGCCGGGAGGTGTAGTCAAAGGTGGCACAGATGTCTTCACGGCGACCGTCGCCATTGATGTCGTAGCGAAACCACAGCTCGCAGAGCTTGCGCCGTGGCAGCGCTCCTTGATCAGGCAAGCGGCTCGGAGGTGCTTCACCATTCACAGGTTGCAGGGCGTCCGTGGTGTCAGGGATCTCAGCCATGCCAGCGCCATTTTGCAGGCCGTATTCCTCGCCGGCTTTGGTGATTTTGCTGCCTTGTTCGTACAAGTCCCGCAGGTCATCCCAGGCCATGGCAAAGCACTGGCCTTTCAGCACGCTTTCGTCAATGCTCGGCGCGGTCAGGTCACACACCCAGTCGGCAAAATAAACCGGCTGCACATCCGCGCCTGTGATGTCGCTCGTGGTTGCCAGCACCTTGTGCTTTTTCGGACTGCGCGGCAGTTCTACGCCCGTCATGCGCCACACGGCATGATCTCGCACGAGTCTGTCCGTGCCGGGGTGCAGTGGGTCAGGCTCCCAGGTATCGAGCACGGTCACGGAGTTGCCTTTGCTGTCTTTCAGTAGCTTGCCGTCGGAGTTCAGCAGGATCTCCGTCTCCACCCAGCGCCTGGTGATTTTGCGATTCTTGATCACCTTCACCACTTGCTCGCCTTGGATCAATGCCCGCAGTTCTACGCCATCTTTCAGCGTGTAAGCCAGCTTGCAGCGCTGGGCCTTGGCTTGAAGATACTCCTCAAACAGTTTCACCCCAGGGTGCGCATCCTCCTCGGTGTCTGGCACCATGGCAAAGAAGCCACGGCTTTCCAGATCCGCCGCGATGCGTGCGTGATGATCTTCCACAAACCGGCGCGGCATGTTCAAGGAGAGATTGCTCAGCCGGTAAAGCTCCCCGCCCAACTCCTTGGGCAAAAACAGCCGATCACTGAAGTCATTGCGATACCGCGCATTCGCAGCCGCGCGTTTCCAAAGCCACGAGCCCGGCAGGTAACTGCCCGCAGCGCCCCAGCCCATATCTCGACGATACTGGTCAAACACGAGCAACGCATACTGCGTCATCCGCTCCTCGATCTCGGGCGTGATGTCCGCCATGGTGGCGGACTCAAAGAGGCATTTTTTCTCGGTGCTCATGTCTTTAGGGGCGTGCCCTCCGTAGCTCGCAGAGCGTAGGAGGGATGTGTTGATTATTCATTACCCGCTGCCTTCTGTCTCCTGATTTCTGCCAGGATGCCGGGGGCTTTGGCCTGCGACTTCTTGAACTCGGTCTGGCGGTTCTCGAACACGCGGCGCGCTTCGGGGCTGAAGCTGGCGATCAGGCGGGTGCGAAACTCCTTTTTGATCAGCTTGGTGGGGTCGAGGCTGTCCAGCAGGTCAGTCATCTGCTTGGGCGTTTGGATCGGATGACCAATAGCTTCCAGCCGCGCCATGGCTTCGGCGATCTTGTCCAGCGCGGGTTCATCTTGGATGAGCTCGCCCCGGATGTCGGCAGCCAGGCGCGATTTCAGCGGCGTGGTGTAGGTGTTGGTGTTGCCTTCCACGGGCAGGTTGTTCAGCTTGCGGAAGTGGGCAGTTTCCTTACGCAGATCAGGGTCGGCGCTGCGCACGTCCATCCCCACGATGGCGCGAATCCAAGACTGGTATTTGTTGCGCATCTCCAGGCTTCCCGTTCTCCGGCCCGCATTGCTCAGGGTGGCGGCATGGACACCCACGCCAGGGGTCAAAGGTGGCAAGATGTCGCCTGCGAGGTTCTTGGTGCGCTCCCAGGTGCTTTCCAAGATTCCCATGTCATCCTGCACGATCTTGCGGCCCGTGAAGGCATCGGTATTTGTGCTGGCACTCCACGCAGCCGCCAGGATGGGCGATGCCGTGAACAGCCCGCGCCAGAACTTGGTGAACTCGTCTTCACCCTCGCGCGACTCCACCCGTGTGCCGATCAAATCGGCGAAAGGCATGACGCTGGAAAGGTCCCACTGCTGAAGCTGCCCCTCGCTAGTGCGCATCGGCAGCAGCATGGAGAACACAGGCGCATCCATCACGCCACCCTTCAGCTTGCCACGCATGGCGCGGTAAATGGCCTCTATATCGTCATAACCGAGGCCAAGGGCCATGAGGCTGTAACGAGTCACCGCCGTGGCGAAGAGCATGACGGCACTCAGCGCCATCGGGCGCTCCATGGCAGCACGGCCCATGATGCGCGTGCTTTCGCGGAAGAAGCTGCCAAAGGGATTTAGGAAGCGCCCGCTCACCTTCCAGTAAGTGCTGGTGCCTAGCCGGTCGTAATACGGGAACCACTTCCGCACCTCGGCAGCGGCTTCGCGTGGGTCCATGCCTTGAGCGCGATACTTGTTATAGGCTGCCGTCTTGTAAAAGTCATCCGGCAGCGATCTCAGGGCGCTGAGGTATTCATAGGTGCCACGAGCACCGGCTCCCAGTCCCATGACCATGCGCATCAGCGCGCCGGCATCGGCGTTTTCCACGGTCTTCTGGTCCGGCAGCAGCCCGCGCAGCGCCGTCTTCACCTGCGTGGTGTAGGCATCACCACCCAGCACCTGCATCTCGATCAGCTCGGCAAACTTCGCTCCACCATCGCGCAGCGTGGCGATGGCATCGCGATAATGCGGCCAGTTGCCAGGATTCCAAAGCGAGTTCCCGCCTAGGTAGGCAAAGGCGGTGTTGCCCACGGCATCGCGGATGTGACTGCCGGGGTTCAGCACCAGTTTCCCGCCCTTCCACTTCCGCAGCATGGAATCGTAAAACTTCATCGCCGCGCCGTCCACGTTCACCACATCGAGCACCTGCGTGGCGATGTCATCCCTCACGAATTTACCCGCCAGCGGGCCGAATCGTGGATTGTCGGGGATCTGCGTCATACCAGCGGTATCCACCTCGGACACCCAGCTTTTCACCTTGGCCGTCTCTTTCATCAGCTCCGCAGTGGCCGCATTGTGCGTCTGGGCCATGACGTAGCGGGCCACAGCATAAACCGGGTCCTTGATCAGCTTGTCTGGCTCGAAGGGTTTCTCCTTTTTGTAGCGCTGACGTTGCAGTTCAATGGCGCGGCGGGTGATGTTGCGCAGCGGCTCACTCATCGCAGCGGGCATGTCAATGCTCGCGCGGGTCAATCCGCTGATCTCTTCGCGGATGCTTTTCTGATCGGGAATGTTAAGCGCTGCCAGCAGGTTCGTCACGTTTGACCCTTGCTCTTGCAGGTAACGCACGGCCTCCGTGCGGATGAAGTCCTCGTAGAAGCCATCCCGCTGCCGCTCATCGCGGAACCTCCAGCGATTCCGCTTCAGGCCTTCCGTGCGGTTCACGGTGACGTATTGATCGGTGGCATCTTTCTTGGTGGTGTCCACGATATGCCAAGCGGTGGACCTCTGCTGTTTCAGGTCCTTGATGCCCAGCTTAAAGGCCTTCAGCCACGAGCCCGCTGTCTCGCCCGCTTCGTCTTCGGTAAAGCGCGGCATCCAGCCGGTATCCCGCAGTTCCTCGAAGGTGTCCAGGTTCATGAGGCCCTGCTTCACCAGCTCGCGCCCCGTCGTTTCCAGCATCCCGCGCAGGCGGGCGGCCAGATCCTGGAGCGGCTTCGGCAGCGAGGTCATGGGAATCTTGCCCTCCATGGCATCAAACATCTGCGTCCGATAAGCCAGGTTCTCCACGAACTCCTTCGGGTAGGCCAGATCACTCACCTTGGCGCTGTGACTCAGCGCGCGGATCAGGTCCATGGCCTTCTCACGACCCCAAGCGGCTTTGCGCTGGCTCTCGTGCATCATCGCCAGCCATTCCCTCGGCACGCTCCACAGCGGCAGCGCATTGTCCGCCACCGCCTTGCCCACGCCATTCAGCGCCCCCGGCTTTTGCAGCCAGGCCTTCACCGCATCCTTGCCATTGCGAGCCCGTGCCCACAGCCACTTATCCGTCCAGTTCTCATACACCCACTTGTCCAGCCGATTCGACCCCAGCCAAGCCAGCGGCTTCTGCACCCCGGCCTTCTCCACCACCGCACTGCCGACATTCGCCGCGGTCGATGCCGACCACACCGGCAGCGTCACAAACATCGCATTCCCCGTCTTCGCGATCACGCTCCCCACTGCATCCAGCGAATCCGCCACCATCTCAGGGGCGGAGCGCATGGGGCGGGCATACAAGATGCTGTCCGACTCAGGATTAAAACGCTGGGAAAGCGGGATGACTTTGCCGGACTCGTCGCGGGTCACGGGGTCGGCGGATTTGATTTGGTTTGGAGAGAATGCAATATATGTGGTGCCACCCACTTCTGTATCAGTGTGAGAATAGGAATCATATCCACCGGCATCAAGGAATCGCTCAACAATAGAATTAGGAGCAAGCGCCAACAGTTGGCCAAGTGGTGACTCATTCAACGCATCCTGAAGATACCAGCCTTGGTTTTTGATATTGCTCCACGCCGTTTCTACAGCTTCCTCAAAAGTGGAAACTTCGTTTTCTTCGGAGTCTTTGTATGTCTTTAAGTCTTCATCCCACTCAAAACCTAGTTGTTTGAACGCTTCACGTTTTTTTGCTTTTTTCACCCATTTACTTTTCGGGTTATCAGCCATGGCTGATTCTATGTCGTCACGGATATGTCTCTTTTTTCGTTCCTCTCCGTCTTCTATAGTTTCAACCTTATAGGTGATGGCCAGATCCCTCACGGTATCGTCGGACGCCAAATAAAGCATTCTCTCCAACTCACTCCTCCAATCTTCATCTTCTGATAGTGCGGCGATCCACCATTCAACGTCTGGTTCTTGATCCAAGTCTAAAGTTTTTTCGAGTCTAGCAAAAACGCGATAAGTGCGACCAACTCGACCGTTGGCCATGTCTCTGTAGTCGCCCGCTCTGCGCTTTGCGCCCGAGTAGTGCCCAGCTACTTTGCGGTCGTTTGTAAGAAAGGCATATGCTCGGGGGAGTTCGTTTCTTTGGGCTTCTGGGATAACATTTAGACCTCTAGCTTGTCCGGTGAAAAGTCTTTTGTAAAGGCCCGCCGCCTTCGCCGCCTCACCAACCATCCGTTGCGCCGTCGCCATGTCGCCAGCATCTACGGCAGCGAGATACTCGGCATCTTGTTCGTCATTCGAGCTTAGTGATTCGTCATTCGCCGTCTCCGTCCGCATGGCACGCGCCGACAACACCCGATCCCCCTCCCTCACCGGTCCGGGCACGGTGAACACCTGATCCTTGATCACCTGAAACTCCGCCTGGGTGTGGCTGGTCAGCTTGTCCAGCCCCTGCCAGCCCTTCGCGTAGTTCCGCAGATACGCCGCCCGCGCTTCCTCGGCGCTCGGATAGCCCAGCATCACCTTGTATTCATCAAACTGCTTGGTGCCTGGCTTCACCTGCCGCACGATGTGAACCGGTCCGGCATAATCCGCCGGCGTGCCTGCTTTCACAAACACATCCACGGCGTCGCCGTCTTTGGCATTGGTCCGCTTAAAATACCCGTAATGGTCCTGCATCGTGACCGACCACGCCTTGCCGCTCGGGTCCGTGCCCTTCCGCTCACTGCCCGCCGGGTTCTCGATGCTGATCTCATGCCCGCTGATGCGCGTGTGACCTAGCTTGTAGTTCCCCGCCAGTTTCTGCGCCTGCGTCGGCTCCCGCAACGGATTGTTCGGCGATGTCGCCGCCTCATGCGCCGCCTGATCCACCGGGGCCGTGCTCGTGGCGGAGGACCGCATGGGGCGGGCGGAAAGGGTGCTGTCCGACTCAGGATTAAAACGCTGGGAAAGCGGGATGACTTGGCCGGACTCGTCGCGGGTCACGGGGTCGGCGGATTCTCCATCGTGTTCCCTCTGAATGCGCCTGAACTCTTTTTGTTCACCTAGCCCAGACACAGATTCACTATCCTCGCTATTCAAAATAATAACGGTGACTTCTGTTTCTCCATTCAGAATCATTCCCTCCAAGCGATGATAACCGTCAGCGAGGGCCAGCGTATCTCCTGATCCTGTTCGCTCAACGATAAGTGGTTGCGCGTCACCATCGCGCAGTTTTCTTTCTTCTCCTACGCCGGGGAGTTCGCCATAACTTAATCGTGAAATCGGCACTTTTGCCACATAAGTAACATCTGCCGCCTTCGCAGCCTTGTCCACCATGGCCTGAGCCTTCGCCATGTCGCCAGCCTCCACGGCGGCCAGATGCTCGGCATCTTGTTCGTCATTCGAGCTTAGTGATTCGTCATTCGCCGTCTCCGTCCGCATCGCCCTGGAAAACAGCATCATGCCCTTTTCCGTCTCTGCCGTCTTCACCTCGCGGAAGAAGTCGTCAAACAGCCCATTGATCTGCTTTCGCTCCTCGCCGGCAGGGAAGGGGCGCACTTTCCACATGCGATATTGCGGCAGGTTGTTGTCCGCGCCGTAGCTGAGGAACTGGCTGGCTTTGCCCTGCTCCTGCAGCTTGTCCTCGACATAGGCAGAGAAGGCACGCGCGCCCATCTCATGCGGCAGCATCCAGTACTCACCGGCCCGGCCCTGATCCATGCGCTTGGCATCCATGGCGTAGTCCGTGGGCACCATCTTGGTCTTGCTCTCCTGCTCGGTGGCAGACTTCAGCATGGCGATCCTGTCCGCGTAGCGCTTCATCAGCCCTTGCAGTTGGTTCAGCACACCCTTGCCCTCGGAGTTGAAGCCCGCGCGACCGCGCACAGCTTTCAGGATCACGTTCATGGCCTCCAGCGTGTCATTCGTGTGGCGGCCACCCATCACGCCGCGTGTGGTCACGGGCGTGTCACCGGGGAACTTGTAACGCCAGTCCGTGCTCAGCGCGTCGGGTTCAGCTTCGATGATCTTGGCAGAGAGCGTGTCAAAGCTGTCTAGTTGCTCCTGCGTGGCTGGCTTGTTGTTCCGCTTGTAATAGGTCGGGTCCTTGGCTTGGCCGATGTCTTTGCGGATCTCTTGCAGCAAGTCCACCACCCACTGACGAGCCGCCGCCACGAACTTCTCCGCCTTCGCGGTGTCCTCGACAAACTTCTCCCCCTTGGTAAACATCCGCGCCATCAGCTCTTTCCACAGCGGGCGCAGTTCCTCACGCATCCCTTTCTTGTAGCTCAGCCCTGAGCTCACATAGTCAGCCTCGGGCGACTTCGCGGGATACACCAGATGCCCCTCTTTGTTCGGCTGGCGTTCACGCTCCGCCTTGCCGTCCTGCCTGCCCAGGTAGTGATCCAAAGCATGGAACCACTCATGCGCCAGACTGCCAGCGCCGGCCATCTTGGTCAGGTTGATCACCGCATAGCTGCGCTCGTAATGCGCCTTGGCACCGGTCAGGCCATGCCCACGCGCTCCAAAGGCCAGCGATAGCTCACCATTCAGACTGATGGCCCGTGGGGGAATGTTTAGCGTCTCAGCCAGATCATGCAGTCCGTCATAGGCATGGTTCAGCACCTCCTGGCGCTCACTGTCGCTGCCGCCGTCTTGCATCCAGTTCCCAAACTCCACGCCCCGGAAGCCAAACGCCTCCTGGAACATGGCTGCATTGGCATCGACCGAGCGCCGAGCCGGACCCACCCGCACCGCCTTGTCAGGTTTTGCCAGGATTTCCTCCCCGAAATTCGTCTTCACCTCGATGATCTCCGCTGCGTGCTTCGCCATGTGGCGCAGCCCGTCCTCGTAGCTGTCAAAGGTGTCATCCACCACGCGCACACGTTTGCGGTCGGTCACATTGCGGAAGATGCCGTAACGCTTGGCCGCTTCATAGGCGGCCTGCTCAGGTGTGGGCGTTTCTTGCAGCGTGCGAATCTGCTGGGCGATCTCTTGCCCCTTGGCAAACTCTTCATTGCTCAGGATCGTGCCATCTCGCACCATAGCCTCAAACTTCTCCGGCTTGATCTCACCCGTGGAGAGCGCCTTTTGAAAGCGCTGCGTAATCTGCACACCCAGCAGCAGCTTCTGATGACCCATCTTTAGAGCATCAATCGCCTTTCGTTTGGCCTCGCTTGATTTTGCCACCGCATCCGCACTTGGCACATTACCCTCAGCCACGCCCACGGTATAAACCCCATGATTCCGTGCCACCGCCACGATGGGGATGTACTCCCGCGCCTCAGCTTCGGTGGCAAAGGTTTCCCGCGTGGCGTGTTGAGGTGCCCCGGTCCAGTCCTTCTTGCGTAGATCGATCAATGCCCAGCGGCCCTTGTCACGGCCACTGACGATCTCCACCGCATCATAGCGCTTCATCCAGCCGGGGTCTTGCGACTCCGGTTCAGCCGGCTTCACGGCCTTCGGCTTCGGAGCCTTGCCGCCTTCCTGATCCTTCCTCGCCCCACCGATCTTCTCCCCAAAGTCACCGATGCGCGGCTCTGGAGGATTGAGCAGATCATCCGTTGAGCGCTTCACCACAACACTCCATCCACCTTGCTCCATTTCATTTTCCCAGCCTCCGCGAGCCACATAGCGCCCGTCTCGAGTGTAAAGAGTGACTGTCAAAGCTGGTTCGCCGCTTCTTTTGAGCCCTTCCAATCCCTGAGCGTTGATGCGCAGGTATTGTTTCCAGGCACCTTCTGGAGTTGTTTCAGTCGCCCATGAATCCAGGGCTTTCATCTCGTCTTCCAGGCGCTGCTTTTCATTGAGGCGGACTTGCACCTCTGTTTTCGCCACCCCTCGCAGGTCGGACATTGAGCGCTTTAAAAGGTTTTGGGCCGATTGAATCCCTTCCTTGCTGATTCTCCCATCCGCATGTTGCACATAAAACACATGCACGATGCTGCGCCCCGTGCCCTCGGAAATGTCCGCATTGTCCCAATCACTGACCTTCGCAGGCACAATGCCACCTTCGCGATTGTCCCATTTTTCACCTTGGGTGGAGCGCCATTCATAGCCAACAATCGAGGTGCCAGAAGCACCCTTGATCGGCTGGCGCATGTGTGCGCCCTTCGGCACTTCCACCGTCAACGGCTCCTGCCCTAAACCATTGTCAACGGCGGGCACGCCCTCAACGGCTTGGGGTTGCGCAAACAAATCCCCACCCCCCAGCATGTCCATCTGCCCGATGTCCCCCTGCGTCCCCACCAGCGGCGCACTCTGGCGGTCTTTGATCTTCGCCGTTTGCTCGCGCCGTGTCGCCTCTGCGCGTAGCTGCTCAGGGCTGGCGGATTCGAGGTTGAAGGCGGGTGCGGTATCAGGTGATACCGGCTCCCGGTCTCCTTGTCTCCTTGTCTGATTGTCTGATTGTCTCTGAAACAGCTCCACCTTCCCCCCTTGTGTCGTGCCCGGAAACAGCGGCCCCGCGCCAAACATGCTCAGGTCCTCATTGCCAAACAGCGAGCCTTGACCGCGCATCGCCCGGCTACCAAGCGCCTGTTCCACTGGCTGGCCGTTCTCCTTCAGAATCCGCACCAGTTTCTCGTCAAAGATGACGTAGTTGGACGTGCCGGATTTCTGGCCTTCGACATACCACGCGCCACTGGCACCGTCGCCTTCATCGAAGCCACGGGCAGTCACGCTCACGGTTTTCCAGCCCTGCTGACGTAACGCTGCCGCGCGGGCCTGCGCCTCGGACTCGATCACAAAGCGCTCGCTCGTGGTCTTGCCACGGCTGTTGCCATCGAGGTAGCGGATGCCAGGGATGCCCAATTTAGCGAGCCGGTTGGAAGCATCAATTTTGCTTCCTGACATTCCTCGATACATGTCCGCACCAGAGCCAACGGCGTCGAGGTCTGCTTCGGGCCACAGGGCTTGTAGCCTGGTCTTTACTTTCGCGCCCTGCTGTGACATCGGCTTGTCCCAGTCCAAGAACTCCTCTTCATCCGCCAGCAGTTCCACGGTGTATAGGTTGCCTGGTCGGCCATTCCAAACGTCTTTATTTTGGAGGCGAGATAAAGCACCCCAAAGGGCTTGGCTCTCATCCTTGTCATAATTGTCTGAAGCCTCTGAAGCATTGATATATCCTGAAATCCAATCTAATGCTTTTTCGTATGAGCCATTAGATCGTGTCATCGCTTTATCAAACCATGATTGCTCTGATGTGCGGACTAACATATCTCTATAACTGGCAGCTACATCTTCGTTCTCCGCAAAGTAAAGCCCCCAGCCATACGCCTGCGCGCCTTCACCCGTGCCGATCTTGTCGAGGCTAAACTTGTCCACCTTGTGCGGTGTGCCGTGATGCGCCATCACACGCGCCCCCAGCATCTGCACGCCCGGCTCAGTCAGCACATAGCCATCCGGGAACACATGCGTGGCAGGCTGCATTCCTCGGTGAGGGCTCTGCAACCACTCATCCACCGCCTGAACCAGCCGATTGGTGAACGCGGTGTAATCTGCCACTTTCCAGCCCAGGCTTTTCCCGAGCGGACCGATCACGCGATCCTCGCGCTCGGCATCATTGACGTAGAGATTCGCATCCACGTAGTCATGCAGCTCCGAGAACCGCGTCACACTCGCCGGCACCGTGCCGTCCCGCATGTCTGCCAAGATCTCCGCCTTAGCCATCGCCAGCCGCTGACTGAACGCCTGTTCAGTCGCTGGTGTCGTGCGCATCGCCCTCGTCCCCAGCCCCTGCTCAAACAACCCTTTGGTGCCCTTGTCGCCGAGCATTGCCATGGACGCCTCATCGAACAAGCCTTGACCTTCTTGACCTGGCTTGACGGTCAGCGCATCCACATAAATCCGCTGATCCCCGCTGATAGTCTGCACGCCAAACGTGGTGCCATCTTTGAGGGTGACGTTTGCGAGCTTTACCGGGCTGCCGTCATCATCGCGCCACACATTCGGCAAATGATCCGCCAGTTCTTCCTCGGTGGCTGGCTGGATGTCGAGATTGATGACCTCGACCCGATGCGGCTGACCGTCGGGACCTTTCAGCATCATGACATCGCCCACCTGCAAAGAGGCGGCATGGACATCCACGGGCCCGCTCTCCGTAGCCCGCTCAAACCTCAGCGCCTGCTCTTCCAAGCCTTCCCAGTAACGCTGCTCCTGACTGTCCTGATCATTGCCAGTTTTCTTGGCGTTGTAGAGGTCGATGACCTCCAAGATCTTTGCCGCCACCATGTCACCCGTGACATCGCCGGCCTCGGTGCCGGGAAAATAGCCACGCTCGTGCAGGTCCTGAATCGCCCGGTTCAGCGTGCTGCCGTTGCCTGCCTTGAATACCAGATTGCTGAACGGGAAGGGGATCGGTGTCCGCTCCATCCAGTCCCACTCGGCAAAGTCAGTGTTGCCACCCTGCTCGCGCTGGCGTTCCAGATAAGCCTTGGAAGGCCGTGTGATGCGACCATTGCGCACGATGGCGACAATGATGTTGTTCATGGCCGTGCCGGGATCAGGGATCTCGTTCAGCCGCTTCACCAGCGCCGACTGCGCGACCGTGCCACCCGTGGCCTTCTTGATCTTCGGCTCATTATCCAAATACGCATCTGCTTCATCAGCGAGGTCATCCGCGCCATCGTCAACCACGGGCACCGGAGCAGCGGGCCCTAAACGACGGTCAACGGCTGTCTCTATGGCTGCCTTGTCCGCCTGCATCCGCGCGCGTTCTTTAGCTTTTTCAGCTTCGCGTTTCCAGTGCAGCATTTCGCTGACTTTTTCCCCGTTTTGCAGCACCTCTTGGTACATCTTTTCAGCATCGCCAAGCATCTGCTCAAAAGTGATCCGGTCTGTCCCATTCATTTTTTTCAGCGCCGATTTCAGCGACTGCACCATTTGCTTGATCAAATCTTGCAGCCATTTCTGCACGCTGGCCGCTTCTTGCAGTTGCTCTGTCGTCATACCAGACGCCGGCACGGCTAGCCCAAAGAACTTTTGCCGCAGCACGCGGTCTTGCAGCAGCGCCCGCGAGATTTCGTGATAGGCTTCAAAGGCCCATTCATTATCCTGCATCAGCCCCGCGGGCGGCTCAGGTGGGCGTTTCCCGGCTTGAATGTCCGCCGCGTAATACGTCTGCCACCACGTCCGCACCAATTCATGGGGTGCAGACCGCATCATGGCAATGGCTTTAGTGCGTGGCACCAGCCCCATCGTAATGGCGTGAATCAATTCCTCAGCCGCCACCACCTCCGCCCCTTTGACCGTATCCACGCCATACTTTGCCAGCAGCATGGGATCAATCACCAGCCGGAAAAATGTAGCATTGCCATTGGCGTCAGGGTTCAGCCCCTGCACCCCCAGCCCGCCGCTATAGTCCGAGGCAGCGCTTTCAGTCACCACTTGAATTTCATCGAAAGCCGCGCCGTAGTTGCCCGCCAGCTTCCGCTCCAGGGCATCCATCACCGCCTTCACCTTTTTCCGGGCCTCCACCGGCACCGCCAGCAGTGCCTTTCGTTTGGCCTCAATCCAGGCCGAATGCTCAGCCAGTTCCGCGCTCGGCACCGTCACTCGTTTACCCTTGGTCATCTGCACCTGCGTTGCCATCACCCGCTTGATCGCCCCCTCAGCCCGCTCAGGGCTGATGCCGTCCGCCAGCATGGCATCATAGACCGCCCTTGGCGTCTGACCGGCTTCCAGCCCGGCCTTCGCCCGCTGGTAGTCCGCCCCTTGCTGATCCCGCAGCGCCTGCACCATCTTCTTGGCCGTAGCTTCATCGGCACCGGCGCTCTGCATCCGCTTCGCCAACTCCTCATTGCTCGTGTCCCCGTTTTCACGCACATGCTGATCCATGAAAGACGCGGCTGCTTCTTCATCGAAAGCAGGCTCTACTTGATCAGCATCTGGCTGATTGTCTCCTTGTCCGATTGTCTGATTGTCTCCCGCAGTCGCTGCCTGCCACCGTTCCGGCACAGCCAGCACCCACTTCTTGCCCGTGCCACGCACCCAGCCCAGTTCCGTCATGGCATCATCGAAGTCTGTCCCGGCCATCTGCACAGCATAGCCCTCGGGATTCACTCCCATGCGCTTCACCACCAGCCGCGCCGCCACACCCGCCTGCTGCTCATCCAGCCCCCGGCGACCCAGCTCAAACGCCAGTTGCTCCGCCCGCTCTTCCTCGGGCAGACTCATGGCTTCTTGACCTGGCTTGACCTCTTGACCTTTTGACTCTGCCGGGATGACGCCAGCAGGAGAGGCAGCCGAATCCCCTCCCACTGGCGTGCCCGCCACACGAGGCGGCCCAGACTCGGCTGTCTCCATGGCACCCGTCGCTGCCACAGCGCCCATCTTTAGCGATGCTCCACGGTCAGGAGTGGCCTCCACCACGGCCTGCTTGGGGGAAAGATTTGTTTCAGCAGGACGGAAAATAATCGTAGTTTCAGAGGTCTGCCCTTTGCTCAATGTCTTCCTCGAAGACACTTCTAACCCACGAGTTTTAGCCTCGGCGATAACAGCATCTGCTTCTGCTCTACTACCTTCCCACGCCACTTCAATTCGTCCATTTTCCAAAGGCGTGATTTTAGCTTCGGTAACATCTTTGAACGGCTTGACCTCTTGACCCGCTTGACCTTTGACCTGCTTGACGGCTTTCGCCACCTCCGGCCTGCCCATCACCAGCCAAGGGGCTTGACCCGCTTGACCTTTGACCTGCTTGACGGCTTCGCCCTTAATCTGCGCCACACGCGCGCTCTCATCCAGCCCGATAGCCTCAGCCACCTCGGGCATCACCTGCTTCAGTCGGTCAATGCTCGCCTGCGGGATCACCAGTTGCGGGTTCCCCTGGGCATCTGGCACTGAATACACATGCCTCTGATTCGGAGGTGTCTCGCCCGATTTCCACACCAGCGCCCCAGTTTTAGGGTCGTTGGTGTAATGCCCCGGCTTCATCTCGCCGGTCTGCATGTCACGAGCAAAGCCGACCCCATTTAGCTCTGCCTCATTCAGGTCTTCCAGCTTGGCACCCTGGGCGATCTTCAGCAGCGCCCCGGCCCGTGCCTTGGTCACGGCTACGGCTTCCGGGCTTTTTTGCGGATCGGCGTAGGCTTCGACGGCAGCCGCTGCTGCCGCTTTGACCTCGGGTTGTTTAGCGGCCTGCGTTGGTGCATTTTCTGCACCTGCCGCAGGCTGATCACCACCCATCAGCTCCCCACCCGCACCCATGGCACCGATGGCAAGCATGAGTTCAGGACTGCTCGCGATGAAATCGCCCACGATCTTGCTCACGTCCGCGCCACGATTGACGGCCAGCGCTTCACTGATTTGGCTGGCAATTTCGTCAGGCAGTTCTTCAGCGATTTCACTCACAAACCCATAGCCAACACCCAGAGTTTTGGCGAGCTTGGGATACGCCTGCTTCCAAGCGGCATTCACCACCGCTTTCATTTCCTTGGGCTTCACGGCCAAGGCTTCAATACCCCGAGGCCCGCCGGCAGCGGTAAGAGTCGCTGTCACCAGCCCCGAAGCCACCGCATACGGTGCGGACTGAGCCCAGGCGTCTTCATGGCTGGCACCTTTCTTTCTCAGTTTGGCATAGGTGTCTGCATACTGCGCGCCAGCCGTCTGGGCAGCACTCAGCGCGGCCACACCTTTCAGGCTTCCGCCAGCCACTCCAGCCCCGGCGATCATGGTCACGATTTGTGGCAGCAATTCCACGGTTTGACCAATGGCACGCAATCCCAAATCGGACTCATTGCCCTTGATCCTGTTTGCCTGTCCAAATTTCTGGCCCGTGGCTGTCCACGCGGCACCTGCTGTGCTCAGGTTTTCACTCAGGTTCAGTCCCTGATCCAATCCGCGCGGCAGCAGGCCCGTGACAAGACCGCCTGCCCCCAACACGCCACCGATGGCCGCACCCGTGCCTTGCACTGTCCGCCGAGCGACGGTTTCGATGAGTTTAGCATACCAAGGCCGATCCTTAGTCATCTTTAAAAACTCCACGGCTTGAGCACCCAAGGTTTTCCGCGAGAAATCTGGATTAGAGCGCAGCTTGCCTTCACGCCATTGGTTGAAATCCCATAAAGCAGGCACAAAAGCCTCACCTTCTAAAACCTCCAGTTGCTGTTCGCCCCAGGCTTCTTCCAGCGCTGGGAAGGCTTTCATGGCAGCTTCTTTAGCTTCCTTGCTGGCAGGTGCTGCTTTTACGGCTGCCGCATACTTTTCGGCATCGCTATGGAAAACAGGGTTCACGGTGATCTGCCCATCTGGCAGCACACGCACCTGCTCAGCCTCGGTCAATGGAGTCATTTCTGTGCGTTCTGCCACAATCGCATCCACCCCACGGTGAATCTCATCACCGAGGCGTTGATAGCCGTCCCTTGGCGGCGTTCCACCTCGTGGCTTGCTCCAGTCGGCCTGCTGGTAATAGTCCATCCAGTAAAGGGCATCCTTGTCATTCAGCCCCATCTTTTGCGCTTCCTGCTTGAGTCTGACAAAATCCTTTTCGGCTTTCCAATCGCTGACACCAAAGTCGCGATACATGTCATACAGCTTGGCTCCGCTCTCCGCCTGCTTGCCAGCCTTGGCGCGAATGCCTTGCTCCTGAGCCTTCACATCATCCAGCACGGCTTGCATAGCAGCCTTGCGCTGCGGACTACCTTCGGCATGGGCTTGTTTAATGGCTTTGATTCGATCTTGAGCACTTTTCTCCAAAGCCGTCATGTCTGCCACCGTGCCGCTTTGGCCCGTAATGGTCATCTCACGGTAAGTGGCCTGCTTTTCTTCCTCCGCTGCCTGCATCTGCATCTCACGACGCCGCGCCATCTCCGCCTGCGCTGCCTGGGCCTTGCTGGCTTCCAGGTTATGCTCCTCGACATCCTGCATGAGGTCGTCATAGCCTGCCTGCTGCAAAGCCAGGGCATGACCTTTCTCGGCTGCCATGTAAGACTCGGCCAGCTTGGCAGGCCACATCTGCTGCTCACCACTGGGCAGGGTCAGAGTGACGCTATCAGTCATGCTCACACCGTTTTGCAGCACATGCTCACGCGCAGCCTGCAAACGCTGCACCCGTGCCTGATGCTGCGCTTCGAGGTCATCGACAATCGCGCCCTTAGTCTGGATCTCGGCCAGCGTGTTTGGCACCTCATAGTCCAAGGTCTCCACCATCTGTGCCAGTTCCTCATCACTGAGCGACTGGACGCTGGTCACCAGTTCTTGCTCATAGCCTTTGGGATCACGGAAACGCTTCTCGACCGTAGCCAGTGCTGCCTTGCGCTGCTCAGCCGTCAAAGCTGGGCTTTGCTCGATGTCGCGAACGCTCTGTACATAGCGACGCTCACGCGCTTTCTGCCGTGCCTCCGGCGTGCCCGGCACGATGATCTCAGGGCGTTCACCCACACCCGCCGCTGGTGCCTCTTGCCCTGTCTTGACCCCTTGACCCTTTGACGATTCCTGACCTTCCGGCGCTTTCATCAGCGGTATGCCTGCCTCAAACTGCTGCACCTCGCGCTGCATCCGCTGCCGTTCTTTTTCCCAAGCCAGTTCCTGTTTCTTCCGGTCAATCACCGAGGTCTCCGCGCCATCAAGATCGGCCTGCAAAGCGCTGGCTTGCTGTTTAAGCGCAGCCAGCCCCTGCTCAGCGCTGGTAATCTGCTCAGGTTTTAGGACCTCATTCTCCAGTCGATCCTCAATCTCTTTGATCTGACGGTCGGCGCGTTGCTTAGCCTGGCGCTTATCCATGGCCTTCAGTTCCGCCTCGATCGTGGCAGTCTTGATCTGATCATCCACGACACCAATCGCGACCCGACTGGCGGCCGTGCCTGCATTCATTTGCTGGCGATGCTTCACATCCGCCGCCTTCTGGGCTGCCAGCGCTTCCTTCTGGCGTTTGGCTTCCAAGTCGGCTTGTTTCTTGGCTTCATTGTCCTGCTTCTGCTGCTGCCAAACTTCATCTGGCTGCACGGGCT